TGACCTACCGGGTATTCACCGACAATGACCGCTCGGCGCCGGCCCAGGCGCCCTATTTCATGACGGTCAACGGCGGGTCGATGGAAGAGGACATTCTTACGATCCAGGCCGGCTTCTTCGACCTGATCAATGTGGCGTGGCCGCGCGATCGCTACACCAGCAAATTTGCCCCGGGGCTGACTTACCTATGAGCCAGTGGATCCGGCAGTACCTCAGCACACGGTACGTGGATGGCGCCCGCGGGCCTTTCGAGTGGGATTGCTGGGGCCTGGTCCGCCACGTGCGTGCAGAGCATCTCGGCTGCCGGCTGCTGCCATCATTCGGAGATGTCCGGAGCACTCAGCCGCGGCAGTTCACTGAAGCCTATCGCCAGGAGGCTGAGCTTATGGAGCTCTGTCCACCGGAGCCCGGCGCCATTGCCTGCGTGAAGCGGGGGCCGCTCTGCACGCATGTCGGCGTGGTCGTCGAGATAGATGGTAATCTGGGCGTGCTGGAGATGAGCCCGAGGGTCAACTGCCGGTGGTTGCCATTAGACCGCTGGTCAGCGGACCATAACGCCGTTGAATTCTACCGAGACCGGCCATGATCGAGATTTACCCGTCCAAGCTTGAAGGCGAGCCGATCGAGCAGTACCCGCTCACCGAGGCGATCACGATCGAGGGCTGGCTGCGGGCCAATGTCAAAGGGTTCACACCTCAAGAAAGCCCGCCGATCAGCGTGGAGGTAAACGGCAAACTGGTCGACGTTGGCCTTTGGCAGCACACGGTGCTGCGCCCGGGACTGAGCCATGTTCGAATCTTCGTCGAGCCCAAGGCGTTGGCGGCAGCCGGCGCCCTCTATGCGGTAATCGCTGCTGCGGCCGCCGCAGTCGTGGCCACCATCATCTTGACTCGGCCCAAACTGCCAAGCGCGAATACGCAAGACAACGGCACTGGCAAGCAGCTAGGGCTGGCAACGGTAAAAGGTAACCAGGCCAAACTCAACAGCGTGATCCGAGAGGTAGCGGGGCGCCGGAAAGTCTATCCCGACTACCTGGTACCACCGCGCCGGTATTTCAAGGACAAGCGCGAGCAGTGGGTAGAGGTCTTCCTTTGCATCGGCAAAGGCGAGTTCTCCATTCCGGCTGGCCTAGTCCAAATCGGCGAGACTCCCATCGTCTCTTTCGGTGAGGACGCGTCCTACCGAATCTATCAGCCTGGCGAGAGTGTGGAGGCTGAGACTGCTGCGGACTGGTGGTTCAGCTCGGCTGAGGTTGGCGGCACCTCTACGGGGACTGCAGGGCTTCAGCTTGACGCCACCTATAGTGTTGACCAGCAGCCGGCCTCCGACACCATCACCGCGGCAGGCTACACCCTTTCTATCCCGGTCGGAGCCGGGTACTTCCCAGTTGGCTGGGCGCCTGGGCTACTAGCCCGCGTGGAGATCGGCTACCCCTGTTCAGTGGCCGACGGGACCGGGCCTGGGGGTCGGGACGTTATCACCGGCCCGCTCGAACAGATCGGCCTCTTCCCGGGCATGCTGATCGAGATCGCCGGAGACAATGCGGGCGTCTACGTGGTCCACACCTACAGCGAGGCTAATGGCTTGACCTTGAGCTATCCGGACGGCGGCGCTGTAACCGGTCTAGCCCTGGGCGATGTCGTGATGGCCATCTCCTACAAAGGGATGCGCTACCGGGTCACGGCGGTCTCCGGGGACGCCTCCGAAGACAACGATGATCCGGCGCAGGACCACGGGCCATCGATGATCACCGTGGTTCGCCTGACGGATACCAACGAAGAGGACGACGACTGGCCCGGATTTGACGTTCGCACGACCAACGCGGCCACGGTGCGTCTGGATGATTCGACCGTCGAGGGTGCCTGGACGGGACCCTTTGTGGCCTGTCCGGAGAATGAGACGACACGTAGCCTGGAGTGGGATCTCATGTTCCCCGCCGGCCTGGTCGAGTTGGATAAGAAAGGCCGCCCCAACGGCTACTCTGTCACGGTCGAAATCCAATACCGCGACGTTTTGGCGGCGGGTGACTGGTCTTCAGTCGTCAAGACTTACAGCGATGCAACGCTGGATCAGCTCGGCTTCACGGAGCGAATGGAGCTGCCGGTGGCCATGCGACCCGAGGTACGCATGCGCCGGATCGGCGCCGACAGCACCAATACCAGCGTACAAGACACCGTCCAATGGTACGGCCTTCGGGCACGAATTGAGGGCCGCGCCCTCAGCTACCCGGGCACCACCACCATGGCCGTAAAGGTACGCGGAGGTGGGCGGCTGGCAGCTCAAGCAGAGAACCAGGTATCGGCTGTAGTCACCCGTATCTTGGAAGGTCAACCGACGCGCGAGATAGCGCCCTGGGTGCGGTATGTGACGCGATCGGTAGGATACCCCCTGGCATACCTCGACACCGTTGAACTCGACCGTCTGGGGGCAATATGGGCTGCTCGGCAGGACTATTATGACCAGGCGGTCGAAGACCCAACCACGGTCAAGGCGGCGCTGGCTGAAGCACTGCAGCCGGGATATGCCGAACTCACAATGGACCGCGGCAAGATCCGACCCGTCCGCGACGAGCCTAAAAGCGTGTTCGTCTCGATGTTCACGCCGCAGAACTTCACAGAGGACCTCAAGCGCCAGTTCACGGCCATCACGGCCGATGAGTTCGACGGCGTGGATGTGGAGTATGTCGACGGACGCACCTGGCAGAAGGAAACCGTGGAATGTCGTCTGCCCCGCGATCAGGGCTATCGGGTTCAGAAAATCACCGTTGAAGGCGTGACCAGTCGGACCAAGGCCTGGCGCATCGGTATGCGGCAACGGCGCACGCAGCGCTATCGTCGCTGGACCTATCAGTGGGGCACAGAGATGGATGCCTTCAACAATCGCTACCTGGACTACTGCGGTGTGACCGGCAACGTGCCGGGTTACGCTGAGAGCTCTTTGCTGGAAGGCTACGAGCGTACACCAAGCGGCGACCTGCTGATAAGTAGCGAGCCTTTCGACTGGTCGGGCCTGGATAACCTCATCTCTCTGCGTAGGCCAGACGGCACCCTCTCCGGGCCCTACACGGCTCAGCAGATCGACGAGTTCACCGCGCGCGTTCCGCCGATAGACTTCGTGCCCGATCTGAGCCTGGGCATCGAGCCGCCGCACCTGCTTTTCGGCCGCCCCTTTGGCGCCCTTATCAGCGAGATCAGCCCGTCAGGTAGCACCGCCGCGGACATTACTGCGGTAAACTACGACGAACGCGTTTATCTTGACGACGACAACTTCCCTTCGGAGTGATCAGCATGTTCAACACCGGAAACCCTCCAGGCTCCGAAGACCCCCGGGATCTGTTCGATAACTCCGTGGCGCTGGACCAATTCCTCAATAGCACCGGAGACACCTGGCCAGATCGTCTGGGAATTCCGAGAAAGACTCTTGCTTACCTCGCCCGAGCGGTTGGCGTTCAGGAGGTGGCCAGCTACACGGAGCTTCGAGCGTATAGCGGGCCGAGAGAAACGCTGATCCTCAAAGACCCTGTGAAGGGTGGAATCTTTCTTCTGGACAAGAACGATACCACCTCGACCGATAACGGCGGCACCCTCTTCGTTTCTAGCAACGGATCTCGCTGGAAACGTCTGGGCGCCGGCCGAAACTGGAGAGTAGAGTGGTTCGGGGCCGTAGCAGACGGCAGCGCCCAGGGGCAAGGCACTGACCTGTCTCCTGCACTGAATGCGGCTTTCAGTGCCGCACTCGCCGCGCTAGGGGGAAATTTCATTATCTCTTCAGGGGCCGGTAGTTTTCGGTGGACAGCGCCCCTCACCTTGGATTTGGCAGGCGCACGGAAAGTAGTGTTTGACCTGGCCGGCGCCATCGTCACCGACGCTGTCGCTCAAACCTGCTTGACTATCAGAAACGGCTACGACGTAACCCTGAATGCTACTTTCAGTGGTGGCGGTAGGTTCGCCGGATGGGCTGCTGGCGCCCCGTTCTACGCAGATTATACGGTACGCGATGTAGTCGCCGGCGGTGGTCAGGAGGCGATCAAGATAGATGGCATCTTCGGGCTCACCCTTAATCTAAAGGGCTATGCCTACGCCGGACGGCTGCTTCGAACTACTCACCGGAGTAACAGCGCCTTTCCGAATACCGGGGCAATAAAGGGCAGTGTCCAAACAAAAAGGTCGCTTGTACTGAGCGAGCCACGTTGCGCTCAGGCTATCTACGCCGATGATGGCGCCACTTCTGGAACGGGCAACTGGGGTCACCTCGACACGTTGGTCAGCGACTTCGACTACTGGGGCCCCTGGTGGGTTGATCTGAACGACATCCACATCACCTACTGGGACGCCGCCTACGCGATAGGGCCGACGTTTGCCGGGACTGTGGTTGTGCTAGGGGACACCTGGTACATCGGCGCGATCGATGCCGCCGGCAATAACGGACACCACCTCCGCTTCAAGGCATCTGATGCGGGTAGAAAGTGGAGCGGCGTCAACGTCGGAAAAATGGTTTTCCTAGACAAGCAGAATGGCTTGCTCTTGGCCGATGGCTCGACCGATCGGGAAAACTTCAATTGCCCGGTGATTTCCGTCATAGCGAGCACGTCCAATGCCTACAACTCGGGCATTGTGGTCAACAATTGCCCGCGGGTGCGCGCCAACATCTACGCGACCGGGCAGGGGTCGAACCTGGGTTACATCGCAGGCGCGCTTTCGGACGACATTGAGCTAGGCCTGTACGGGGAGAACATCACCTCGAATGCCTTCTTCATCAACGCCGAGATACCCGCAACCGCCAAGATCCGTCTACATGGCAAGATCAAGGGAGTGCCTGGTGGGTTCAGCTGTCTTCTCGTCAACACTCAGGCCATGGTTCGGGTAGAGATGGATCTGGAGTCAGAAGCGGGCTCGTTGATGACTATCGCCAACACCACAAACAAGGTCTACTGGGTAGGCGGAAGCATAAAAGGCGCTGCCGGGACCTACGGAAACACCAACAGGCCACTCGTGGTGAGAGATGTCAACGGACTTGTCTAACCGGAGATATGCCATGGCTCGACTTGATGAAGCAACCGCCGGCGGCCGCAACGTGCTGGCCTTCCTAGACATGCTGGCCGCATCTGAAGGCACCGTCCGCTACGGCAAGGACGACGGCTATGATGTGCTGTTCGGGGGCCAGACATTTTCTAATGGCTACGTCGACCACCCTCGCCAGCGCGTCACCCGGACGATGGCCGGCAAGCCAATAACCAGCTCTGCCGCTGGTCGCTATCAGTTCCTGGAGCGGACCTGGGACGCGATCGTCAAGCAATACGGTCTCCGTGGTCGATTCACTCCCGAGGCTCAGGACTTGGCGGCTATCAAGCTGATCAAGGAGCGTGGCGCCCTGGCGGACGTACAGGCCGGCCGGTTCGAGGTGGCCGTGGCCAAATGCAAGAATATCTGGGCCAGTCTCCCAGGCGCCGGCTACGGTCAGCCGGAGCACAAGCTTGAGACCCTGCTGGCGGCTTACCAGAAGGCTGGTGGAGCGCTGGCGTAATGGCGGCCTGGCTGAAGTTGGTTCCGGTCTGGGCATGGGTAGCCCTGGCCGGCATCCTAGCCATTGGCGTCCAGCAATATCGCGTCAACAGCCTGCGCAGCGACCTGACCGAGTCGCGCCAGGAGTTCACCGACTACAAGCTGGATGCCGAGCAGGCCGCGCGAGACGAAGAGAACCGGCGGCGCGCCGCGGCCGACCAACAGACCCGGAAGGATGCTCAAGATGAAGCGGATCGCACCCGTGATACTGCTGCTGCTGGCGCTGAGCGTGAGCGCTTGTTCAACGAAGTCGAGCGGCAGCGGCGCCTGCTTGCCGGCCGACAGGCAACTGACGCTGCCGGATTTGCCGCCGAGCGCCAGGCAAGGCAGCGCGCCTACGATCTGCTCGCCAACGTGTACCAACAATCTGTCCAGCGCAATGAAGAGTTGGCGGCTGAGGCTGATCGAGCCCGCGCCCGTGGATTGAGCTGCGAGGCTCGCTACAATTCGTTGAACTCCATCACGCGCTAACGGTCAGCATGCTATGATGCTGCGCAAATCGCCACGACGACTCTGAGGTGACTCGTGCAGCAACCAGAACACGTAGCCATATGGTGGCTCATGCTGATCAGCCTCTTCGGTTGGCTCCATCCTGAAAGTGCAGCCGGCGCCATTTTCGGCGGCATGTTCTTTTGGGGGCTCAACCCTGAGATCAAACCTCGCACCCGCCTACTATTCCTGATCGCATCGGTTGGTGTCGGTTACGGCATGAGCCTCCCGGCTGCACGGTCCCCGGATTGGGCGGCATGGGCGTGGCTGCTGGCCGGCTTCAGCACTGTCCTGGTTCACGTCATGATTGTGAGCATGCGCGCAGTTGTGACGACCGGCAGTGCACTGCCACCCTGGATGACTGCCATCATAGATGCCCTACCTTGGCGACGCCCAAGAGGTGACGGACAGTGACTCCCGAGATCCTACTTGCCACCCGACTGGCCCTTCACGTGGCTACCGTGCTTGTCCTGGCCAGTTACTACCGGCCTCAACCGACAATGCGCCTGGGGGTATCGGTATGCGCCGGGTTATTGCTTGCTTCCAGCTCCGCTCTCGCCGTCCAGATCCTGACCACCTGGCACCTGCTGGCTGCCAGCAGCCCGCAGCCTCAGCTGGTCTTCTTCACTTTCGCAGTATTCCTCCCAATTGCTCTGGCACGCGGCAATCTTGCCCGTGTGATCGACGCACTCAAGCACCTGGCCGCTACTGGCACCTGGCGCTGGTAGACTGCCCGGGCATAGGGGACCGCGCCGATGCGGCCCATTGCTGATCGACCAGTGGTACGCATCGCAGTAGCAATTGGTGCGCTTGTGCTCCCGCTTCGCACGATAGGCATCCACGACCATCTCACCGCCACACTCGCGGCATTTGGCCGGCAAGCTGCGCACCGTGCGCCGCGCACGGCAGTCACGGCAGCGGCAGGGGCTACGGAGCCTCATAGAGCGCCTGCACCAAGCAACTGCTGATGAGGAAGACCGCGCCTGCCAGGGCGCGATGGTCGATGCAGTGGAGCGTGAAGTAGCCGACGGCCGATGCAACCATGAGGCAAAGCGCGACGGTTTTCACTCGACCTCCCGGACGCTCAGCACGCCGGCTAGAAAGGCCCAGGCTAGGCTCAAAAAGCCGACCAGGGCGTGCTCAATTCTTCCCACGTCTGCAGACATGCCCGCCAGCATGACCGCTGCGGAAAAAAGAGCCGGAAATAGGGCGCGAAGGTTCATCAAAACACCCACCGTCCAGGTACCGACTTTTGAAGGACCGGAACGCAGCGCACGCGGGGCGGCCGGGGTTCGCGGCGCAGGTTGGTAGCCTCCAGGCGCTGCGTGGGGAACGTCGCCGTGCAGATCATCAGCAGGACGACGGCAAAGCTTGCGCGGTCAGTGGTCATTTCGTCTCTTCCCTGGCGATCCGGGCTGGCCGGCTGCGCACGAATGGGTCTTTGGGTGCATCGGGTTTCTTGGGCGCCGAGTCGCTCCGGCAGAAAAGGCCGAAGGTCGCGGCGTTGAATAGTGCGCTCGCCCCTGCCGCTGCCGGGTTGCAGGCAACAGCCGGTGTAGCGGCGAGCAGCAGGGCAGCGAAGATCAAGGGCTTACGCATGGTCAATGACTCCGGATGATGGCTTCGAACTCAGCCTGGGCAGCGGCCAGGTAGCGGCGCGCGGCGGGCGTGTTCTCGGGGTTGTTGGATTCCTTGCGGTAGATGGCGATCAGGTCTTCCACGTGGGGCAGCATCACGCTGGAGAGCGTGAATGCGCACTGGCAGTTGGTGATCTGGGCTTTCAGCCATTCGGCATATTGCTTGTCCATCTGGTAGCTCCTTGCTGGTTGATGTGCCTATATTATTCACCCGTGACGAAGCCGTCAATATACCGTTCGTCAGAGGATCAAACGGTTACCTTTAGATGCATTCTCGCTAGCAGTGAGGATCTGAAGATTCCAGGGGACGTGTAAGCCGCAGACGTTCTCGCCGCAAATCGGAATGATGTGGTCCACCTGATAGGATTCGCCACATGTAGTAGAAATCACGGTCGCGGCAATATAGAAATCTTTAATATCTTCTAATTGTTTTTGGCTCAACCATTTAGGCGTAGCGTCTTTAATACGTTGTTTTCTCTTTGCTCCATAAAAATTATAAAGTCCTCGATTCTCCTTCTTAAAGTCGCATGCGGCTTTTATAAGCCTATCTCGGTTTCTAGCATAAAAAGCTTTTCTACTTTCTACTATTTTTTCTTTATTGAAAGCTGCATATATTTTTCGTTTTATAGATAGCATTTCTCTGTTTTCTTCTCTCCAAATTTTAGAATGGAGCGATAGCCGATCTACATTATTCAAACGATAGTTTTTGTCGTAATTAGACTTGCGTTCCCTATTAGCGGCAGCCCATTCTCTACTTCTCTGCTTTATTTCATCGCTATTCTTAATATAGTGAGCATGCTCGTATTGCCTAATTTTTTCAGGATTCTTTTTAGCCCAGGCAGCACGAGCCGCAGTCGCACACAACTTGCACTCGTACCTGACCCCGTCTAAATGTTTTCGGGCAGAGCACTTAGAAAAATCCGATAGCGGCTTTTCTATCTTACACTTAGGACAAATCTTCAACAGGAAACCCTCCCGCAAGGAAATATGTCGGAGAATAATCCTTACGGGAGTGATCCGTCAATCCTTATGAAATCTTTCTTCACGCCATGTGCCGCCGCAACGAATCGGCCAACCTTCAGCCCAGGCCGGCAGCGTTCCCATGATGCGTTCGAATTCCTCTGCGCTACCCCACCCTTTCGGTATCTCCGCCACCAATTCGTCGTGGATGCGAAGCACTACCGCGTATTCTGCAGCTTCGAGATTGATGACCGCATTGGCCATCACGTCACGAGCTACTGCGGACGTGACGTTCTCTGCCAGACGGCCGGCGAACGTATCCATACGGACCCAGCCGAGCGGCCCCATCTTCACGTTCGAGTTCCACGTCATGTAGGTGATGTGGTGGATCGGAGCCCAATCTGGGAATTTGTCCGGCGGGGCCCACTGCAGTCTCGGCTGGTGGTACGCCATGCGGCGGCCACTAGGCAACTTGCAATAGAGCACGTCGTCGAACATCTGCCAGCTTACCGGGCCGACGTGAAACTCTTCGCCAGGGCTCAGGATGGCCGCGATGGCCATGCCCTCCAGGCCGTACAGCTCATATCGGTCTGGGGACCAGGGCTTTCCGCGCAGTTGACCGCCGCCGAACTCGACGATGTTGGGCGATGCCTGGCGCCACTTTTGGACGATAGCCTTGACCTCTTTGTCGGTGAATCGGTCGGATTTGTCGAAGTTGCGCCAAGCACCCAAGCCGCCAAGATAGCCGAGGGCGAGCTCCGAAACTTTGCCGATTGCTTGGCGATCTGGGTGCTTATGCCCGTGCTGCTTGGCGTAGGCGATGTACTCTTCGTATGGCGTGCCGGTGATGGCGGAAGCGCCGCGCAGATAGATGTCGTCCTTGGCAGCGAACGAATCAAGCCGCCATTGCTCGCCGGCCAGAGCCGCCAGCACCACCGCCTCAATGGCAGAGTAGTCCGAGCAGACCAAGTCGTAACCTGGGCGCGCCTTGAGCAGAGATCGGACGCAACCCGAGATCGTCAGCAGGGCATCACCGAAAAAATACTCCACGGCGTCGACGCTCTGGGACGCTAGGATCTCCAGCGCATAGGGCACGGCCTCGTAGGACCATTCCGCCGGCTTGCTGAACGCCTCCGAAGTGCCGCACCAGGGGCAGTGACTGGCCGCCTTGGCGTAGGGCTTGTGGCACCCGTGGTTGTCGCACCAGCGCAGCGGCGGGCCCGCCTTGGGCAGATTGCCGGGTTGGATGTCCGCGTGCGTGTCGCGCCCGGTGCGCGCACCGTGGTAGACGAACAGGTCGTGCAGGCGGGCATCGTGCGTCGCGTGCTCGGCCATGCCGTATACCTTCTTGACGCTGGCTGAGCCGGTCAGGGCGCGCAGCTCGATCACACGGCGGGCATCTTCCGGCAAGCTATCGCGCGCCAGGAGTTCTTCCAGGGACTCGGCATCCAGCGACTTGGTGCGCACGCCGCGCGCAGCCAGCCAGCCGATCAGCGCCTGGACCTGGGATGGCTGCAGGCCACCGGTGATCTCCGCGCACTCCCGGCCGTACTTCTCCAGCACCTGGTCGACGACCTTGATGCAGTTCTCGACCGACGGGACGTCCACGCCCACGCCGCGGTAGTTGATCGCCAGGTCGCACTGCCAATAGGCCAACTCTATCGGGATGAGATCCGGCACCCGGGCACTGGCGAGCCCCTCGACGGCCTCGTCGGTGTCGCAGTATTGGCAGTAGCGCTCGAACTCTTCAGGGTCATCGGACGGCAGGATCCGCCGGCGGCTGTCGGCCTTGGTCGGGTCGCGCGGCATGGAGAATTTCTTCATCAGCCGCTTGCCCTCGGCGTCCTTCTGCGTGGGCAGCTGCAGGACCTCGCCGAGCTTCTCCAACGATGAGGGCATGCCCCAGGCGCGCGCCTTGGCCGCCGAGCAGCGCCATTGGGCCAGCGGGATCGGCGGGAAGCCGTAGCGCGGTACGAGCACCTCGGACCAGAGGGAAAGTTCAAAGTTGGCATTGTGCGCTTCAATGGGTCCACCGCTGGCGATGTAGCGCGCCAGGTCGATAGGGCATCGGTTGCCCTGCTTCCAACGCCGTTGGCCAAGGCCATCGCGCAGGTCGTAGGTGAAGGTGAGCACTTCGGCCGAGGGGTCCTGGGCATACTTGCGGTGGCCAACCGCCTTCAGCCCTTTCTTGCCCGACCCGGGTAGCCCGCGCCACTTCTGCGCGGCGGCGTCCCACTCGTAGCCGGCCTCGCTGTAGGTTTCCATGTCGATGGACGGGATGACAGTGGCCACTCCGGGCCCGACCGCCAGTTGCATGCCCGCCAGCAGTGGCGGCAGATCGTCATCGTGCATTACGCAATCTCCAGACGTGAAAAGGCCGCCACGAGGGCGGCCCGTAGCGGATCAACCGCGAGCGCGGAGGTCGGCTTCCTTGAGTTGCTCCTTGGTGGCCGTGTTGTAGAACCACCCGGCCGCCTGGGGGTGAGGCTTCCAGCCTTCCGGCGGGAACGGCTTGGACTCCATGTAGTCGGTGTGGACCGGGGGCGGCGGCACGTCGTCGACCGGGGCAGGCGGCGCATCCTGCATGCCCGCGGCCGGAACGTCCGTGGCGCCCTCGGGCAGCGCATCTTGACCAAAACCGACGGCCGAGGCATCGGGCGCAGCGGTCAGCGAGATCTCGGGGCCGTAGGCACTGTGGGCGACCATGCGGAAGTTCATGTAGACGCCGGGACTGTCGGTCTGCTTGTTGAAGTCGACCTCACCGAACACCTGCACGTAGTGACCGGGCTTGACCAGACCGATTTCCTTCAACGGCTGGGTGCCCTTAGCGTCGAATACGTTCGGGGCGAAGTTGCCGCTGAACCAGAGCACCCAATGGCCCGGATAGCCTTCACGGTCGCACGGCTTGTTGCCCTTCTTGTTCGGTTCCTGGCTGTCGCCATCCGTGACCTTCCAGGCGAACTGGCGGCCTTGGTAGACCTTGGGTGCGGCCTCGGCGCCGACGGCCCAGATCTGCTTACCCCAGTTGGTTTCGTTCCAGTGCTTCTCGGGGCCCTTCTTGTAGGCGACGCCGAAGCTGTAGGACGTACGGGGCTGGCCGGCATTCTTGCCGGACTTGAAGGTCAGCGGCTGGCCCTTGTCGTCCTTGGTCTGGCCTTCGTACAGCGAGCCGCCAACCAGGCGGCCGACGGGAAACAGGATTTCTTTGCTCATTTTCCAAAAACCTTTTTGGCTAGGGTTGTGTTTGCTGTCACGAGCTTCATCGGCCCGGGTACGCGCTCAGAATATGCAGCAATGACGGATTCGTCAAGCTTCTTTTTGGCTTGTGTCGGGGTGATCAGCTCGACCGGTTTGCGCAAGTCAACATCGACTAGCTTGCCGAGGGCGATAACCTCGTCGATCGGTGCAGTCCACTTGCGGCTACCTGCCGACCTTTCCATGGCGTAGCCGGGTACTGCCTGGCCGGTGCGGATAGCGTGCTCGGCCTGCTCGGCCAGGGCGGATTTGCGGGCTTCCAGCAGCGCTAGCGAGCGCTCCAGGAACGACAGTTCCAGGCCTAGATCTTCGCCGGTCAACAGTACCGGTTGGCCAGTACCGGCGTAATCCATGGCATCACCGCCCGCACGCTTCAGTGCGGGGCACGCTCGGCGTCCCGGGCAATGCGTGCACTGCTCGCCAACCCGGTAGGACGGATCGGGGCCGAGCGCCTCGTCGGCCGCCATACGAAGCTTATTCCACATGGCGCGCAGGTCGCCGGCTGTGGTCAGCCACTCGCGCACCGGGCCGCCGGCCGTGTAACAGCGCGGCTGGACGATGCGGAAGCGGATCTTCAGGTGCTGCTCGGCGTGACCGTCGAAGCCGAGGCGATCGAGTACGCCCCGGGCGTACATGGCGAGCTGCCAGTTCTGGAACACCTCGACCTCGCCATGCCCGAACTTGTAATCCTGAATGACGATCTCGCCGATGGCGTCGGCCAGGTCGATCACCGCGTCGGGCGTGCCGAACGCTTGCGGGTGGATGCTCGGCATCTCCTCACGCTCTTCCATGCGTACACGCCGCAGGCCGCCGTGTGGATTGGCCGAGGCGAACAGGGCGTTGACGTGCAGCAGGGCGCCTTCGACCATCTCTTCCGTCACCGCAAGGCCATTGGGGGCGAGATCGCCCACGGCTGGCTTGTGCGAGTGGACCATGGCCCAGGCCACCCAATGGGCAGCCTCGCCTTCAGGTCCGGACGGATGCTCGGTCAGTTGCGGGAATTGCTGACCGAGGGAGATGGAAGCCGGGCACTTCACCCACCGGTCCGCACTGCTCGGCGCCAGTAGAGAGTGCCCGCCGCTCATTTGGACGCCTCCTCGATCAGGGCCAGCAGCGGCACCAGCACGGACTGGTCGGCCTTGAGGATGTCGATGGTGCTGGTCAGCCCGACAGCCTGGAGGCTGGCCATGATGGCCTCTTGCGTCAGGCTGCCCTTCTGCCCGGCGGTGATCGCACGGAAGACCATGCCGCTATTGACCTCTTCGACGACCGGCTCAACCGGCGGAGGCGGCACATCGTCCTCTTCAGCGGGCGGCGGGGGTACGTCATCCTCTACCGGGGGCGGCGGGATGTCGGACGGGTCGAAGTCGCCGCTGCCGCCCGGAAGACCCGCGATCTCCTCCTTCGCCTCCGCGATCCGAGCACCCTTCAACTCGGCCTCGATCCGCTCGCGCTCGGCCAGGTCCCCGCCGCGCTTGTAGCGCCAGGTGCCGTCAGCGTTGACGGACTTGCTACCCGAGTGGATGCGCTCATCCCAGGGCATGCCGGCGCTGTCCAAAGAAGGCGTCGAGGCCGCTTGGGCAGTCTTGCCATCTGACGCAGCGGCACCCGTAGAGGCATCGGGCTTTGGGTCATCGCGCAGCTCCGCAAAGTCATCCGAGCCGCCCGCATTGAGCGCGTAGGGCTCCTGGTCGCCGCCGGCGCTGGCACGGATGCCCAGCTCTTCGGCTACCTGTTCGATTGGCTTCACGCGGTCAGCTTCCATATCTGCCAGACCTTCTCGCAGCGCGGCGCGCTCTTCATCGCTGAGCAGCTCTTCGTCATGCGTAGTTCGCTCGAAGCCCATTCCCAGCTCCGGCGCCATGCCGTTACGGCGCTCGTAGCTTTTGCCCAGCTCTCGGGTTTTAGCCTGAGCGCGGCTACAACCCAGCTTCTTGGCGGCTTCCGCATATATGTCGGGACCGGTTTGCTTGTCATTGGCCAGCGCCTGGAAGTATTCGGCCAGCACGCGCAGCTCGTAGGGCGCGTGGTCTTGGGGGTCGGTGATCGTGATGGTGATTGCCATGTTGGTTGGTCCTTAACGGTTGCGGAGGGCGGTGATTATGCATTCGGCCTGGTAGATCGCGTCGTCCAGGGCGTTGTGATGGGTGCCGCGGCGGTCGGGCATATCCGCCGATGACCATTTGCACAGGGTGCGCTGGTCGTTCAGCTCCCAGAATTGGAAAGGCTCGTCCATACCTACGCGCCGGTAGGCCGACTGCAGCCACAGGGCGTCTCGATCGCCACGCTGCCACCAGTGATAGCCCTTACCCGACACCCAGGTGCTGAAATCGTAGAGCGCGTCGACGAGGGCGAAACGGTCGATGCTGGATCCGAACGCTTCCATGCGAGCGGCATCGCTCTGCGCCATCCACCATTGAATGGTCGAGATACTGACCGAGCCTTCGTGGACGTCGCCAGAGACCTGCAAGCGGCGGTAGAAGCCGCCTTCACGGTCGATGGTACCGTTCAGATCGAACTTGACCGCTCCGATACTGAGGATGTGCGCATCGTGCTCAATGCCCATCGTCTCCAGATCGAAAGAGATGTGATTGCTCATTGTGTTGCCTCGTTGGTTGACTTCCTGGCCGAAGATATACAACAATGACGGCGTCGTCAACCAACGAGGTGAGAAGAGATGAACGACCAGCAAGGAAACCCCATAGAAGTCGGCAACGCGTATCAACGGATCATCGGCATGCCCGGCCCAGATGTCAGCCTGGTCGTTGTCGACGCCATATCGCCGAACGGCACGATATCCGTACGCGACCTGTACTTCCGATTCGAGTGCGAGTGCCAGCCCCAGGAGCTATTCCGCCCACTCAAGCGCGGCTGGCACGACCCAGACCTGAAACTGATAGCCGCGGCCGGCGGCAAGGTTGAGCTGCCATGAGCGACGCACTAAAACAAGAGCTGTTCGAGCTCCGTAATAGCTGGCGGACCATGTTCGCTCAACTGGAGCAAGCCGAACGAGTGATCGAAGAGCTGCGCGCCGAGCTGGCCGAACTGAAGAAACGCCGGCCGATGGTCGAGATCCGCCAGGTCAATGACGGCTTCGCGCTGTACGAGGCCGAGCGCCTGGTGCGCGGCGGGTTCGATCGGGCGCACACTGCCCGGCTGTGGGCGGCTGACCAGGGGTTGGAGGTGCGGTCATGAGCCATATCGACTATCACGAAGGGCGGCGGCACGCCCTGCGCATCCTGGAGACCTTCCAAGGGCTGCGCACGGCAGCCGCCCTGGACGAACCTATCAACAATCTGCGCGCTGCCATCAAGCGCCGGCCGGGGAGCTGGGCTCGGGGCGTGGAATCAATTCTCAAGGAGCTGGGCGTATGACTACTGATCGTGAACTGCTGGAGCTGGCGGCGAAGGCTGCTGGAGGTATTGAGCTTTGCTTTACCGACCAAGGCGATTGGTTCTTTTTCTCCGGTCGGGACGCCCCCTGGCACCCACTGGTAGATGACGGAGACGCTCTGCGGCTGGCAGTGAAGCTGGGGCTGACTATTGAATGCGATTTTAGTGACAGCGATACCTGCACGGTGACCGAGACCCGCGGATATCTGCTAATGGCAGAGTCTTCCGGCATGCAAGGTGAAGTGATCGCCGAACCTGAGTTCAGCGCTACCCGTCTCGCGATTGTGAAAGCTGCGGCCGCGATCGGGAGGGCGATGTCATGACTGCGAGCTACGAATGGATCAGCCCGGACCGCCTGCCACCTGTGGACTGCCCGCTGGTGATCAAGGTGGGCGGCGCGATCGTGCTGGAAGTCGAGCGCATCAGCTTCATTGAGACCAAGGAGCGCGACATGCAGTACCGCCTGAAGCACAACGGCCGGGTGATCGAGGGCCGGTGGCCGTGGTCGTACCCATGACCGCCTTCCCCTCAGTAGGCACGCTCCTCTCTGCTGCAGTCCGCCAGGTGCTGGCGCGGCTGCGGCCCTACCAGCAGAAAGGCTACGACGAGATCCATGCGGCCTGGGCGGCCGGGCATGCCAATGTGCTGGCCGTCTTCCCGACCGGCGCTGGCAAGACTGTGCTCATGGCGGCCATCACGGCGGCGCATACCGGCGGCGCGGTGCTGATTGCGCACCGGGAGGAACTGGTTGCCCAGATTGCCCTGGCGCTCAACAATGCCGGCGTCCGCTACCGACTCATCTGCCCCAAGGCTACCCGGCAGGAGATTATCGCCCGGGTATTGCGCGAGTCGACCGGCCCGCTCCTCTACGACGCCAATGCCCTGGTCGGCGTCGGCGGCGTCGACACTGTGGTCAATGTGGACAAGAAGCCCGAGCACGCGGCCTGGATGGCTGGGGTCCGGCTATGGGTCTGCGATGAGGCGCACCACGTCACGGCCGAGAACAAGTGGGGCAAGGCGATCGGCAAGTTTGCGGCCTCCAGGGGGCTGGGCCTGACAGCCACGCCATGCCGCACCGATGGAAAGGGGCTAGGCCGCCACGCCGACGGCCTGTTCGACTTCATGGTCATTGGCCCGGCCATGCGCGAGCTGATCGAGGAAGGGTTCCTGTCACCCTATCGGGTCTGGACGGTGCCCTGCTCGGTCCATTACGACGAGATCCCGGTTGGCGCCAGCGGTGACTTCATCCAGGCCAAACTGGTAGCCGCTGAGGAGGCTGATGACCAGCTGGTCGGCGACATCGTGGCCAACTACCAGAAGCGCGCGCCGGGCAAACGGGCGGTGTGCTTCGTGTCCAGCGTCAAGAAGGCCGAAGAGGTTGCGGAGCGCTTCCGCCAGGCGGGCTTCACGGCTCAGGCGGTTGACGGCAAGACCGAGAAGACGATCCGGGCGCAGGCCATGCGAGACCTGGAGTCGGGGGCGCTCAACGTGCTAGTCAACTGCGACCTGATCGGCGAAGGGGTGGACATCCCGGCGGTAGAGGTGGTCATCCTGGGCACCGCCACGGCCAGCTTTATCCGCTTCTCCCAGTGGTGGGGCCGCGGCTTGCGGCTCATGCTCAACGCCCTGGAGCGCCAGGGTTACAACGAGCTCCTGCCCGAGCAGCGCCGCGCGGTCATCGCGGGCAGCGTGAAGCCCTTCGCGATGATCTTCGACCACGGTAGCAACGTCATTCGCCACAACGGCCCGCCTGATACGCCCCAGGTGTGGACGCTTGACCGGCGCGAAGGCCGTGGCGGGTCGGGCGGTGACGTCACGCCTTACCGCATCTGCGCCAACAAGGGGTATGCCGAGCCCCGCGGCGGCTGGGAGAAGTGGCGCGCCGCCGGCTGGACCGTCAAGCAGATGGAAGAGCACGGCCACATCTCGCTCAGCGTCGACGCCATCCCGTGCGGCCAGCCTTATGAGCGGATCCACAAGGCCTGCCCGTACTGCGGCTTCGAGCCGGACCCGCAGAGCCGGCGCGAGATCGAGCATGTGGACGGGGACCTGCAAGAGCTGGACGAGGAGACCCTCAACGCCATCCGCAACCAGGTGCAGCAGGCCAATCAAAGCGTCGAGCAATACCGCGAGTACATGGCCGGCACCAAGGTAAATGGCCTGGCGCAGATGGCGAACGTAAAGCGCCACGCCGAGCGCCTGGAAGCCCTGGAGCGGCTGCGCGGCATGATGGGTTGCTTTGGCGGCTACTGGAAGGTCCAGGGCGACAATGACAGCCAGCTGCAGCGGCGCTTCTACCACTACTACGGGATCGACGTGCTCAGCGCCCAGGCACTCAAGCGACAGGAGGCGGATGCCCTCTGTCTGCGCATCTTGACGAGCCTGTCACGGTTGGGTATTGTCGGGCTTCCAGACACACAACGAGGTGAGCAGTGATGGGATGGTCAAACTGTGGACACGATTCAAACGGGCGCCCAATAGGTTACAGGCATGAAGCGACCTGCGATCATCCGGGCTGCAACGCCCCAATTGACCGCGGCCTGGCGTACGCCTGCGGCGGAATGCACGGCGAGGGCGAGCACTACTGTGAAGGCTACTTCTGCAGCGATCACATGTGGCATATCGAGGTTGAGGATTGCGGCATACAGGTCTGCAGAGAGTGTTTGGAAGCCCACGGCGATCCCGAGGTGACGCCATGACCGAATCCGCCCTACTGCTGATTGTCCCGCTATGCGGGCTGGCGATACTGGTCGTGACCTACGTTGGCGCTCGGCGCCGGTATCGCGCAATGAGTGCCTTTGAATACCTGGAGAGCCGCCATGGCGAACGTCGCTGAGAACGTCAAGAACCTCAAAGAGCTGATGCAGCAGGCCCGCCTGCATCCCAAGCTATACAAAATGCATGATGACGGTACCTACGTCACTTTCTATTCGACGGTTCAAACCCGAGTACCGAGGCAAATAGCCTACGGCTTCCGCAAGGGCGAGGGCCGCGCCTGGGCGTACCGCAACGTGCTCAATTACTTGGAGCAACTGTCATGATCTTCCTACACGAGTGGGCCACCCGTAACGGCGTCAGCGCCAAGGCCATGCAGGAGCTGTCCGCCCTGCTCTTCCAACCGGACCTGGCGTACCCCAAGGCGCCGGAAGGGGCCAAGGAGAATTTCGTCCAGAACCAGATCCGCATGATGGCGCCGCAGCGCGGCTATCGGTTGTGGCGCAACAACGTCGGCGCGCTGAAGGACGAGCGGGGCGTGCCGGTGCGCTACGGCCTGGGCAATGACTCCGCGGCCATGAACAAGGTCATGAAGTCTGCGGACCTGATCGGCGGCCGGAGCCTGGTGATCACGCCTGACCTGGTAGGCCAGACCGTGCTGCAGTTCGCCAGCATTGAGTGCAAGCGCCCGGGGTGGGTCTTCAACGAGCACAACGAGCACGAACTGGCGCAGCGCCGCTGGATGAATCTCGTCATCCAGGCGGGCGGCGTGGCCTGCTTCAGCACGGGGGAGCTGCCGGAATGACCATCTACAGCACGCCGTTCGACATCGAAACCAAGCAACCAACCGGCCCGAGCACTGACTCGGGCTTCGGTTCGATCGATGAGGCCGTGGCGATCCTGGGTGAAGGCTACCTGTCCCGCGGCAAGCGCTCAGTGACCTACCCGGGCGTCTTCCTGAGCGAGTACGTGTTGACCGCCTCGTCACGGCAAGTTAAGCTGCCGGCAGATTCCTGATAGAGAACCGCTATTATGCAAGCCGACGTCCTAGAAGCTGCCGTAGCCGTTGCCCAGCGCGTCGGTTACCGCAATGTCACCCGCCGCCTTCTCGCCGAGCAGATGCGCGCCACGAATCCCGAGCTGGGCGACGAGGGCTATGTCCTCAACTGGCTGGGCAACAACGTTAACATGACCGATTTGCGCGAGCGCCTGACCGAGGGCTCGCACCAGCTCAAGCTTTCTGCCGGTGACCCGGAGAAGCGCGGTCAGGGCCGGCCCGACTCGGTCGGCCACACGCCGGAACGCATCGCCGAGAACCGGCAGCGGGTGCTCAACGCTGGCCTGCTGCTGGCCGAGCGCCACGGCTACCGCAATATCAAGCGCGACCAGGTAGCGGCCGAGGCGGGCGTGGCGGCAGGCCTGATAAACCGACAGATCTACTGGGGCTCGATTGACGGCTTCCGCGATGCAGTAATGGTCGAGGCGGTGCGCGTCGGCAACCTGCGCGTGATAGCTCAAGGCCTGGTCGACGGTCACCCCGCAGCGGCCGGCGCGGACCCGGTCGTAAAAGAGCAAGCCGTCCGATCAGTTGCCTGTTGACGAGCCCGTCACGGTCGAGTAATACTAGCCCCGTCATCAACCACGGGGCTTTTTCATTATGGCTATTAAAGAACAAACTCTGGACCTGGCAATCGTCGAGGCGATGCGCTTCATCAAGGCCGCCAAGAAGCTGCGGGACAACGGCCGCAGCCACACAAACTACTTGACCAAAGAGCCGATGGGATTTGCCGGCGGCGCCCTGGCGGCTAGCTGCACCCGAGCCAGCATGGACCTAACCAAGACTCTGGCCGATCTGCGGAAGGGGCGTTGAGATGCGCAAGCTACTGATCGCTGCACTGCTCGCTCTCCCGCTGGCCGCCATGGCCGCCAAGCCCACGTCCGAGCAGTGCGATCTCTTCGGCACGTGGGTCGGCGCTATCGCCAAGAATCGTGACCAGGGGATTACTTATCCCGAGATGGTCGAGGTCTTCAAGCACATCGACTTCGTGGATGCAAAGCTTCTCAATGAACGCACTTCGGAGAATGTCGTTCGGCGCCTCTTCATAGCCGAGATCCACAGTGTCTACGGCGTGGACCGCTACGTATCGCCCGAAGACATCAAGACCAACCGCTACGTTACTTGCATGGGTGCCAAATGATGAATGACGAACAGTTCGAAACGATAATGCAACAGCTAGAGAATCATGGTGGGCGATATTCCATGTTGGTTTTGAAGCTGCGCGCCCGCGACACCGCCCAGCGCGAAGCCCTGGCGCGGATGGAGGCGGAAGCCGGCAGGCTGGCCGAAGCTGGCCTTGCCGCGCATGTCAGGGCAACCACCGCCCAGGCGCAGCTGGCGGACATCCTGTACATCCTGGACCAGCACCGCGCCTGGACAGGCATGGGATGGGAGCAGTTGCCGGTGCCGGTGCATGCAGTCGAGAAGATCCGCAGCAAGCTCGCCCAGGCCGAGCAGCAGGAAGCCCCTATCCCGGAATACTTCCAGGAAGCCTGCGACAAGTTCGATTGGACGCCGGAAGAGGCTCTGCGCTTTTACGCAGAAGGCAAGCACTTCGACACCGACCGTGGCCGGACTCGCATCCTGGATACCGGCGCCATCGCTTCCAATGCCCTCAAGCACGCCTCGCTTCCTTACCTGGAAATGAAGGGTGACGCCGAGCTGTCCGAGTTTCGCGCCGCTGTGGGAGCCAAGCAGGAAGCCCAGGGCGCGCAGGCCGGGGATGAGCGGGCGGCGTTTGAGGAGTGGGCAGCCGTTGAGTTCGGCTATGTCGTGACCGGCCACTGGAATGGCAGCCGTTACGTTGACGGTGAGGTCCAGCAGGAATGGACGAAGTGGCAAGCCCGCGCCGCCCTCGCCACCCAGCCCGCCGATCAATACAGAAAGCTGAGAACTGGAGACATCATCCAGGCAACGGACGAGCTGATGATGGATGACTGCGTTACCTGGAAGCCAATTGGCGCGGATAACCAGCTATGTGTCGGTATGACATGGCGCGAAGGGTTTACCGCGATTCGTAGGAAAGAAGCCGCCGTGCGAGGTGCTGAGCATGATCAGTAAGCAAGAGAAGGTCGATGAGGCGTTCGACGACATGATCCACCCGCTTTGCGTACTGGGAGTGCATGGCAATGAAGCGGAGAAGCAGTTAGCCGAAAGGATAGCTGGTTTGATCGTGGCCCATAATCGAGGAGAAGCCCCGCCTGCCGCCGCGCATGGGGATGAGGCGGTGCTAGACGTGCTCAAGACGGCTTACGAAAGCGGCTACCAGGATGGTCAGGACGCACCCAATGCCTACAGCGATGAGAAAGTGAAGCATCGGATCGCACTGAGCTTGCTGGAAGAGATGATGGCTGACGCCGCCATGCGCGCCCAGGCCGGCGAAGGGGGTGAGGTGTGAACGATCGCCTTGCATTGTTCGGCGTGTCCGAGGACGAGTACCTGGAGATCATGTGCAAGGGCCGGGAGGCTGAGCGGGAGTATCACCGAGAGCAGGCCAAGCTTCGCAACGAAGCCTTAGCCCATGTGGCGACGGTGGTTGGCGCTCGCAAGCTCCAGCACATCAAGGAGTACATCGACGAATGCGAGATGACGAGCGACTTCGCCATAGTGGGTGAGCATGGAGGTAGTCGCGAAGACTGCACAGGCTATGCCTTTCGCTGGGTGTACCTCGACCAATACAGCAATGGCGGGTACTGCGGCGATGATTTCGCCGGCTGGGTCTGGATACCGCTTCCAGGCGCCAAGTTCCTAAAATTCCACTACGCGATGTAGGAGCAAGCCATGATCCTGCTGAACTGCCCCCGCTGCCACAAGGCAGACGACGACTGCCAGTGCTGGCCGCTGGCGAGGATTGCTACATGCTAATCAAACCGCAAATCATCGAGCTGCTTGCAGCTGGCAAGACCGATCGGGAGATTGTCGCCCAGCTTGGCTGCGCCATCAGCTATCCGCGCCGGCTGAGGTTTGAGGCGGGTCTGCGGACACGCCGGCAGTCACCGGTGCGCGACGCGATTCTCGCATACCTGGCTGAGCATCCGGGCTCGACCAACGTTGCTGTCGCGCAGGCGATAGGCGCTTGGCCCGAGACGGTAGCACGGGCAAAGCAGTGGGCCCGCAGCCATGCTTGACCTTGCGATGGTAGCCGTGATGGCCAGCGTGCTCGGGATCTGCCTGTGGCTGGCCTGGAAACTTCCCGACGACCCGGACGACACGCCATGGTAAATCTTCGCACAACCTTGGAGACCCGCTTCGGCATTCCCCTCGCTGAGCTGATGCAGCGCTTTGCCGACATCGACTTCAGCCGGTCAGATACCGCCGCGGTGCTCAACGTGTCCTACCAGGCGCTGCTCAAGCTGCTGCAGCGTCACGGAGATCCGTTCCCCGCTTACTCTTTGGGGGTCCGCTACCGGCAGGAGACCGGCGGGTCTCTGCTGGCCTCGGCCTGCTACCTGGCGCAGAGCCGGTCATTGGCAGGTACGGCGCGCGAGCTGGGCGTGTCCGAGAACGGATTCCGCCAATATCTGCAGGCGCGCGGCATGAAGTTGACCTTCCACCGACGGGAACGTCAAGAGTGGCGGCAACACCGCGTTACCGGACAACCGCGGCGCACGTCACCGACCTGGCAGACCTATGAGGCGTTCGGCGTCAAGGGGTCGCTGCGTAAGTTGACAGAGCGCTTCGGGGTGGTAGGTCTGCCGACTGTGCGTAGCCGGGTCAACCGCGATGGCTGGACCGTGGAGAAAGCGCTGACGCTGCCGAGAGAGGATGGGCGGCGAAGAGGCCAAGAGGCGCTTGCCGAGGTGACAAGAGCGTGGATGCAAAAGTAAGGGCCCGTAGGGGCCCTTTTTGTTACTTGTCGAAGAACTGTCGGACCGCATTCACGTTGGTCTTTAACGTCCCGTTGTCGTCGTCCAGGGCAAGCACATCACCTGCCGGCCAGCCGGGACCGGCGCACCACTGGGTCGACGGCACACCCTTCTCGGTCAGATACTTCAAGCCCTCGATAGTTGCGGCCTCTGCGCTGGCGTTACCTTCCGGGTAACCGTGCTCGCCGATGTAGACGCGCTTCCCATTCTTCTCGCCCCACTCCACGAGTGGCTTGACCATGGCGATGAAGTTACCCAGGGGAATCTGCTCGCCGCGATTGGTCCAGTTGCCACCGCCCTCCATGCCTTTATCGAGGTAGTTGTGGCCCTCGTAGATTACCTGGGCGTTGACGTCCTTGATGCCCTTGAGCGCGTCGCTCAGCGCCGGCCACATGCGGCAAGAGCTATAGTGGCAGCCGCCGACAAAGATGAGGTGCTTGGCGCTGGCAGCGGCCGCCGCATCCACGTGCTGCTGGATGTCGCGGATCCACAGGGCGTTCACACTGAGGCCTGGCTCACCGCGGTCGTGCGGCTCGTTGGCGATACCCAGGCCGAGATAGGCCGGGTGGCCTTTGAGCGCGCTGACGATCTTGCCGACCAGAGCGGCGTGCTGGGCGACGCTGAGGGCGCAGCCTTCGGTACCGATCGGTCGCCACTCCTTGGTCACGCCGTTGTAGGTGGTCAGGTCATAGCCCTGGCGCTGCTTATAACCGGCCGGGACCTTGGTCCAGTAACGGTAGTAGCTGTGGATGTCGATGATGGCGGCCATGCCGTACTTGCCGGCGAAGTCCAGCCCCTTAAGCACCCGCATCAGGTGCTCGTCCCAGCCCTCATTCCAACGCTCCAGTGCGGTGGGCAGGCGGACCAGGCGACAGCCCATGTCGGCGTACTTCTTGAAGTGCTTCTCCTCGGGCGCCCGGTAGTGCTGGCCTTCCTTGGCGTTCTCGACATAGGGGTTATTGCCGAGGCCGGACATGTTGACGCCGTGCAGCGCGGCGGGCCACTTGCCGGTGACAGGCTGAGGGTCAGCGGGTTTACTGCCGGGAACGCGCTTGATGACCAGATTGCTGCCGGAGAGGGCGGCGAGCTTGTCCGCTGTGTCCGCGGCGGGCTCGGCGGTTAGGAAGGTGATGCCGTCGTCCGTGTAGGTCACCGTGGTGGCGCGGCCGTTGGCGAACTGCACGATCATACCGGCGGTGACCTTGGCGGTACCGGTGGTGGCATTCTGTTTTCCGCTCGAGGACTTCAGCGTAAGGATATTGCCCTCCGAGGCGATCGGTAGGGTGCCGGGCTGCGGGGCGGGGGTAGCGTCCGATGACCCGGCTTGGATGAGCAGGGCGTCTATTTGAGCGCGTATGGACTGCAGCGCTATTACCAGCTGGGTCTTTTCCATGGCTAGGGCACCAATTGTTGAGTGACGGCCGAGACTACCGCGGCGCGGGTGCCGGTGGTGCGGCGTAACGCCCAATACATCGACCCGGGCACAATCGCCGTGAGCTGGCCGCGGTCCGCCATACCGGCACCGATCATGACGCCGATGCCGGTGAAGCTGGCGCGCCACGATGCGACGACCACGCCGGTAGGGTTGGTTGCTGCGCCGACGTTGGCATCGGTGCCGACCCGTAGCTCGATCACGTCTTCCATGGTGCTGGCCAGGGTGACGCTGTAGCTGGCCTCGACCACTAGCGACAGGTAGGAGGTCTTGGCTGCCTGGTAGGCGGTACCGAGCGCGGGCAGCGGCGTGATCACGGCGGGAGCGGCGATGCTGGTGAGCCCTTGCGGGCCCGTGTCACCCTTAGGCAGCGTTAGGTTCAGCTTGCCGCCCGAGATGCTTGCGGCGGCTTGCGTACCGCTGGAGACCGTGCCTATAGCGATAGTGGCATCCTGGCCGTTGGCGCCTTGGGGAATTGTCAGGTTCAGCTTGCTGTTGGCGATGCTTGCCTGAGCTTGAGTGCCTGGGGATCCGGTAGTCACCGTGCCGATGCTGAGCGGCGTAGCGTCCTGACCTGCCGCGCCTTGAGGGATGGCCAGGTTGAGCTTGCCGTCTACCAGGTTGGCCGAGGCTTGGCCGGGGTATGCGACAGTGCTCACTGTGCCCAGTGTGATGGTCGGGCTTTGGCCGTTGGCCCCTTGGGGGATGGTCAGATTGAGCTTGCCGGCCACGATGCTGGCCGAGGCCTGGCTACCGGCCGCACCGGTGGCGATCGTCCCGATAGCGAGCGGGGTGGCGTCTTTGCCGTCCTGGCCCGCCGGAAGCACCAGGTTTAGCTTGCCGTTGGCGATCGAGGCGGCGGCTTGCGTGCCTCCGCTGACTGTGCCGAGCGTGAGCACCGCGTCATTACCGGGCACGCCTTGCGGGATGGTGAGGTTGAGCATGCCATCGGTAATACTTGCAGTGGCTGGGCTGCCAGGTGCGCCGGTGGTAACGGTGCCGGCTTGGAGGGTGGCGTCCATGCCTTTGTCACCTGGCGATCCGGCCGGGATTCCGAGGTTGAGCAGACCGTCCTCTATGCTGGCCGTGGCCTTGCTGCCAGCCGGGAGGGTAGTCAGGGTTCCCATGGCGATGGTCGCATCCTTGCCATCGGCGGGTGCGGGGAGGACCAGATTGAGTCGGCCCTCCACGATCTCGGCCGATGCCTGACTACCCACGGTTACGCTGCCGAGCTCCAACACCGCGTCCTGGCCGGGCTCGCCTTCCGGGATGCCCAGGTTGAGGTGACCGTCAACCATATCGGCCGTAGCGGTGGATCCTGGCGGCAGCGTGGTAACCGTGCCCATATAGAGTGTGGCGTTCTGACCGGCCGGGCCGGGCTGCTTCTCGACCTGCGCGATCTGGTCTTTGACCGCGGCGATCTGCGTCTGCAACTGCATGATCGCTTCGGGGTCGTTCGGGTCGACCTCGGCCAGTTGCTGCTGGAGCTGGTTGAGTTCGGATGCGGTGGAGCGCGACAGGGCGTAGCCGATGGGGGTAATGGGCATGGCTAGAGCTCCTGCACGAAGAGAGCAAGGCCCGCCGGGATGCCACGCGCCCACAGGGCTACCTTGCCGTACGCCTCACGGTCCTGGCCGGGGCTCAGGCGGTAACCGATCGCCTTTGGATCCGGCTTGGTGTCGGACTGCAGCAGGTAGCAGATCCGGTCCGATTGGTTCTGGAAGGTCAGGTTGGTCCCGGCCGGGATGTTGAGCGTTGAGTAGACTTCGATCCAGTCGGAGCCTGCGGAATGGAGAATTGGCATGGCGGCGTGCTCGCGCAGGGTGGGGGTATAGACAGACTAATTATAGGCAAGTTGCATCGCTTCGGTGCGAGCGATAGATTTTCCTAATCTATTGTCTGTTTTTATTCGTTAGTGTTAGTCTTTAGGCATCTTAAAAGGAGATGCCCATGGGCTCTATTCTCACGGCTGAGCAGCTAGCCCAAGAGCTGCAGCTTGAACCCGCCACGATCCGAGAGCTGACGCGGTCTGGCGTCCTGCCACACCTGCGACTCACTGCTCGAACCATACGATACAACCTCGAGGATGTCTTGAGCGCCTGTCGGGTCAATGGCCACTCCGAGGACCATGCCGTCGATCAGCTGGCCAAGGCGATGCACGAGCGCCTGGCCGAGAAGCGTGCGGAGGGCAAGGAGGGGTGGGAGGATCTGGATGCTGAGCTGCTGTGGGACAAGCTGGTCGCGTCGGCTGCGCAGGGCGATGCCGTGGACGCTGCGAACTATGCGGCGATGATTTACGCGCAAGAAAAAGCCCGCTGAGCAGGGCGGGCTGTAAGGGGCGTCAACCAATGGCGCTTAATCACAATGTGGAGTATTGCATGACTGGTGTAACGAAACAACAGCTGCTGGAAACCGTGGAAAATCAACTCGGCGAGTTAGAGGTACCGCCACCCCCTATGACATTGGACTATGGCCCCGAGCCCGAGGATACCTATCGCTATTGGTACGACCAGCTGGCTCGCCTATCGGCTTTGGAAAAATTCGTCGAGGCTGCTTGCTATTTCAAGATCCTGACCTACGACGATGCGGCGCCATACCGCCGGCTGTTTGGCTATCAGAAAAAAGCCTTCGAGGCTGAGCAGAACCGGGTGAGGGCCTTGAAATGAACCGCGAGGCAATCGAAAAAGCACTAGCGCCCGGCGGACCTTTTCACGGATTGACCCAATACGATCAGTTCTTGGTCTACGAGCTGCGCATGAAGCCTGGCGCGGACAAGATGACCAAGATCCCGTTGCTAAAGGGCGGAATCCACGGGGCTTTGCTGAGCGCTCAACAGGCCCTGGCTTCGGTAAGAGATTGGCAGACGCAAGGCGTTGCCTTCGTCTTCCGGGAATCTGACCCCTTCTTCCTGCTAGACGTCGACTCCGCCAAGGTTGACGGCAAGTGGTCAGCGCTTGCGTCTCGCCTGTTCCACATGCTGCCGGGTGCAGGCTATGAAAAGTCGTCAAGCGGTACCGGTCTTCATCTGATAGGCCGGTCAGATCCTATCGAGCACTCGTGCCGTAAGGACGAGTTGGGCCTGGAGTTCTATACCAAGCTTCGGCTGGTAGCTCTCACCGGTGACTCTGTCCGCGGAGATGTCAATACCGATCTGACCGAGCACGTGAAAGCCCTGGTGGCCGAATTCTTTCCGCCAAAGCCGCCGCGTGAAAGAGCTATTGAGTGGGCCGACGAAGCCTGTGAGGAGTACGGCGGTGATTGGTCGGACGATCACCTAATCGAAATGCTGCTCAAGCGCAACCCGAAGGTAGACTTCGCGGCCATTTTGAGCGGCGGGAAATCAAAGCCGAAAGCTTCGTTTGCCCAGCTTTTCGAGAATGACATCGACGCGCTCATGGAGTGCTACCCCACGTCTCAGCCGGAAAAGCTCTACGACTACTCTGCGGCCGACATGGCCCTGGCCAGCCTCCTGTCGTTCTGGACCGGCCGCAATCCGGTTCGCATTGATCGGTTAATGCGGCGCTCTGCCCTTGAGCGGCCTAAGTGGGATGACCATGCAACCTATATGGAGCGGACCATCACGCTTGCCTGCGAGACGGGCAACGGCGTGTATGGTCAGCCGCGGGAAGTAGCCGTTCTTAGTGAAGAGGCTATCGAGGGCGCGTGGCTGCCGGCGGACCCCCTGTATCGCGGCACGATGACCGCCGAGCAGATCACATCGCGGATGCTGAGCGAGGACGACAAGAGCGGCAAGCTCTCGGCGGCGCGCAGTGCCGGCGATGTGGGCTATGTGGCTTGGGCGGCGCTCAACAATTCCGGCCTATCGTGCGAGCTGGCGCTTGAGGTATGCAAGAGCCTGCTGGACACCGATGAAGTGGTGCTCCGATCGGCCATCGTCGCCAAACGCGAGCAGATGAGAGAGTACCGCGGCAAGCCGGTTGAGTGGGACAGAGCGCCGGATTTGTCCGACGTATCACGGGTGAGTTTCGCAGAGCTCTCAGTTGATCCAGTAGAGCGCAATATGAATGACCACTTCACCGACGCCAATACCCTGCTGATCCACGCTTTCAGCAATCGCCTGGGTAGCTTCTCCCATGTGGCCTATTGGTGGGAGGGCCGGCATTGGGAACTGGTCGCCGATCCGGTGCTGCGTCGGCATATCGGCTCTGGACTGAACAACGGCGGAGAGACCAAGCTCAGCAATAGCCGCATCACCGGGACCGCGGCGGTAATCAAGGACCAAATGCCCATGCGCCGCGTGCTCAATCCCCGCAGCCACCTGGTGTTCTTCCAGAACTGCGTCGTCGATGCAGCGACCGGCAAGACCAGCGCGCACGCGCCGGGCTACGACAACAGCTATCTGCTCAACTGCGACTATGAACCTGACGCGCAATGCCCGGCCTGGATAGCCTGGTTGGAGGACATCTTCGAGAGCGACCCGGAGCGCATCCAGCTGATGCAGGAGCAATTCGGCTGGGCGCTGATTACCGACAACCTGGGGCTGCACAAGGCCGTCGTATGGGTCGGCGTCCCGCGCGGGGGTAAGGGCACGGCGCTTTCTATCCTGTCGCGCCTCTGCGGGGACGCCGCAGGGGCATTCCAGCTCAGCGGCCTGGCGGACGACAAGGTGCTCTCGGGCTTTGCAGCCAAGAACATCGTGATCGACTCGGACGCCGCCAGTGTGGATCGCACGAAAGCGCGCGAGGTGGCCGGCAAGTTCAAGACGCTGACCGCCAACGAGCCGGTTTCCGTGAAGCTGCTCTACACCCAGACTCCGTTCCAGGGTGAGCTGAACTGCAAAATGTACCTGGCGGCCAATAGCGTGCCGAACCTCTATGACGACAGCGGCGCCACGGCCAACCGGTGGGTGCCCCTGGTGTTCGACAAGTCCTTCCTGGGGCGCGAGGACACTGGGCTTGCTGAGCGGCTGGAGGCTGAGATGACAGGCATCGCCATGTGGGCCCTGGAAGGTCTGCGCCGGCTTATCGAGCGGCGCCGATTTACCATGCCGCGCTCTAGCCTGGAAGAACTTGAGAGCCTGGTGGAAAGCGCCTCGCCCTTGGTCCGTTTCATCGACGAGATGTGCGTAGCCGGAGATGGGCTGCGGGTCAGCGATCCGGAGATCTGGGAGCTCTACACCAAGTGGGCACTCGGCCACGGGTTCGAGCCGCTGCCCAAGAAGGGCTTCACGGAGGGGTTCCGGCAAGCCGCCCGGGGGATGGGCGCCAGGTGGTCTAAAAGCGTCATGATCGACGGAAAGCAGTGCCGGGGCTTCTATGGGATAGGGCCGTCGGGAAAATTACCGCCAACGAGCAACGTGGTACAGATGCGCTAAGCCCCTCGTAAGGGGCTTTTTAATTAGCTCAGTTTATAAGGCCTTATAGGTTTAGCTAATTGCTAAGGGTCGATCGATTTGTTGAGCTAATGACCTTTGGCGGTTTTGCCAGAGATCTGGCAGGTTTGGGGCAGGTTTGGGGCAGGTTTGCCAGGCCGGAGAATAGCGTTCTAGAGCGGTTTCTTTATCTATTCTGGCAATTCTGGCACTTTTAGATAGTAAAGTAGTAATAGTAGAAGGCTTATAAGAGACGTAAGGCCTTAGAGAATCTGGAACAAATAGGAAAAACTGCCAGAATTGCCAGAATCTGCCAGAAAGTAGCGCATGTGATTGATTTGCTTAGAGTTTTTGTCTGGCAATTGCTTGCCAGATGGCGCCAGCGTAGGATGTGGTCAGTTCTTGATCAATTTGGAGGGCTCGACCGTGGCGAGCATGGCGGAACAACGCGAGATGTGGCTGGAAGTCATCTGCACGATGGTGGCGGAAGGACAAACACTACGCGACGTGAGCAGACACATTGGCATCTCGGCCGGGCACATCATCGCCATCGTGGCGAGCCACCCGGACAGCGAGAAGCGCTATGCGGCCGCCCGTGACGCTGCAGGCGACGTCCTGGAGGCGGAGATCCTGGAGGCCGCCCGCAACGTGGACGACAGCACCGCGAAGGCTGACAGGGTCAAGATCGACGCCCTCAAGTGGGTGGCCGCCCGCCGCGCCCCGAAGCGCTATGGCGACCGAGTGCATCAGGAGATCAGCGGCCCCAACGGCCAGCCCCTGGAGATCGGCACCGCGGTACTCGACGCCCTGGCGCGAAAGCACGTAGACTGACGGCACTGTCACGAGACGTTCGCCATGCCCCTACAGCCCGCCCAGATCGCCGAGTACCGCACGGACCTGCTGGCCTTCGCTCAGCACATGTTCAAGGCGCGCAAGGGCGCGGAGCTGGTCTACAACCATCACCAGAAGCTTATCTGCGACGCCCTGGAGCGTGTGGTGATTGGCAAGACCAAGCGCCTGGTGATCAACGTCCCGCCGCGCTCAGGCAAGACGGAGCTGGCCGTGATCAACTTCATGGCCTGGTGCATGGGCAACTGGCCTGACTGCGAATTCATCCATGCCAGCTACTCCAAGCGCCTGGCAACTACCAACACCTGGGCAGCGCGGGCCATCGTCGAGCATGAAGCCTTTGCGGAGGTCTTCGGCAATCCGCAATTGCGCGAGGACTCGAACGCTAAGGACGAATGGCGGACCGAGAGCGGCGGCATCGTCTACGCGACCGGCGCCGACGGCACGATCACCGGCTACGGCGCCGGCAAGATGCGCAAGAGCTTCGGTGGGGCGATCATCATCGACGACCCTCACAAGGCCGGTGAAGCGACCAGTACGATCATGCGGCAGAACGTCCTGGACTGGTTTTCTACGACGATGGAGAGCCGGAAGAACTCCAGCCATACCCCGGTGATCGTCATCATGCAGCGCCTGCACGAAGAGGATCTCGCCGGGTGGCTACTGGCGGGCGGCAATGGCGAGCACTGGGAGCACGTGTGCATACCGGCCATCACCGAAGCGGGCGAGTCGTTCTGGCCGGGCCAGTTTGAGCTGGAGAACCTGCGGCGCATGGAGCTGGCCAACCCCTACGTGTTCGCCGGGCAGTACCTGCAGCGCCCCGCGCCGATCGGTGGCGGCATGTTCAAGGACGCCTGGTGGCAGATGTACATCGAACCGCCGGAGTTCGAGTACACGACGATCTACGGTGACACGGCGCAGAAGACCGGCGAGAAGAATGACTACTCGGTCTTCCAGCTATGGGGCAAGTCGACTCACGGCAAGGCGTACCTGGTCGATCAGATCCGCGGCAAGTGGGAGGCGCCCGAACTCCTCATGCACGCCAGGGCGTTCTGGCACAAGCACCGCGGGCCGCACATGCGCGCCTTCAAGATCGAGGACAAGGTCAGCGGTACGGGCCTGATCCAGACGCTACGGCGCGAGGGCTGCCCCGTCCAGGCCATCCAGCGTGATCGTGACAAGGTCACCCGGGCGATGGACGCAGCGCCCAGCATCGAGGCGGGGAACGTCTACCTGCCCTCCGCGGCGCCTTACCTTGCGGACTTCCTGGCCGAGTCGTCTGTATTCCCGGAAGGCGCTCACGACGACCAGCTCGACCCGATGATGGACGCCGTCCAGGACATGCTACTCGGCGGTATGCCCTCTGCCGGCCTGCTCGTACCTCGCCGATTGCTTGACAGGCGCGTCACGGCAGCGTAAGGTTGCCACTCACCCTCTGAGCAGAGAGCACCCATGAGCCAACTCATCAAGCTGTCCGACGGTTGCTACGTTGCAGCCGATCAGATCGCCGAGGTCAAGACCAACCCGCATTCCCACGTCATCACCGTGCGTACCAAGGACGGCGTAGGGCACGCCCATATGCCTGGGTACAAACAGGGCCTGTACGAAGCCCAGGACGCCCTGATAGCCCAGATCAACGAGGCGCTGAGCAAATGAAAACCCTATGGTGGAAAGTCCGCTACACGATCTGTTTCTGCCAGCACGTCGGCTGGACGTCGGTCAGGCTCGGGTGGGAGTCTGCTGGCCACTGGAGCCATGATGACTACTGGGAAGGCATGCACCCGGTAGACGCCTGCATTGAAGACCTATCGTATTGGAACGACTGACATGAGCAAATACCAAGAGCTGGATGACCTGATCGTCCTTTGCATCAAGCAAGGCGTGAACACCTTCACCGCGCTATGGCAAGGCCGCCCAGGCAAGTGGGCGCTTGAGCATTCCTACGACGCCTATCGCGCGGTAGACCGTCGCCTGCAAGCGCTGCGCAAAGCCGGGCGTATCACCTGGATGCGCAATCACTGGGAGGCCGTGGCATGACCATCGACCAAACCCTAGCCGAGCGCGGCAAGACCTACGGCCCGTTCCTGGACAAGGCCAAGACCGTCCAGGCTCTGATCGACGTCGTCATCCACGAGCCCGGCTGGGAGCGCCTAGCGGCCGATCAGAAACAGTGCATCATGGTCTGCTTCGACAAGTTCGCCCGCGCTATCCACGGCGACCCGAACCATCGGGACAACTTCCACGATGTGGTCGGCTACGCCAAGCTGGTGGACGATCGGATGGCGGCGGATGAGGCTCTTCTGGCTGAGTACGAGCGCGGCAAGGCCTCAGAGCGACCGATACCTGAAGACTGGAAGGTATGGTTGGGCGGGACCTGCCCGGTTCACCCCGAGTCCTACGTAAACTACCAGATGCGGAGAGGCACTCGGACGACTATAGGCGAGAAAGCAGGTCTTCTGAATTGGGCTCACGGAGCGGTACCAAATAGATCCGACATCGTGGCTTACTGCATAAGCGAAACGCCTTCAAGGCCTATGCCGATGGGTGGTGGATGGCTTCTGTGGGGAGGCGGTAATTGCCCGGTTGATGAAGGAACGCCGATCGAAGTCGAGTACCGCAACGGCCAACAGTCTCTGACCGTCGCTCAGTCGGTGGGTTGGAACCATTACGGCCAGGAAGACGACGTGGTCATGTATCGCTTGAGCCGAGATACCTGAGCTTGCGACGATGATGGGCGGGCTTGACAGCTGCGTCACGGCTGGGTAACCTATACCCATCAACTGAACGGAGCTGTTGCCATGATCACTCGCAAATACTTCGCAACCATGACCTGCCGCGCTGGCGGCAGCTACCGTAAGAGCTTTGACACCCTGGAAGAAGTTCGGGAATGGGTGAAGCAGTGCGGGGAGCCTGGCGAGACCTTCACGATCTCGCACAGCAACAGTCAGGTCAGCTACTCGCAGACGATCCCAGGTATCTGAGCTTTCTCCGCTGAGCCCTTTCGATGATCGAGGGGCTCAGCGGATTTCCCGCGTCGTCTACAAGAACTTCAGTTTGCGCACACTTGCAGTTGATGGCGTTGCCGTCCCGGGTATAGAACTCCTTGACCTCCTGCCGGGTGTAGAGCTTTCCGCTTCGACGGGCGTGTGTCTCGCGAGTTGTAGGGCTCATAGCCGATAGCCACAGCATCTTGCTCTTAACGCCCAGATCAATCGCTGCATTCTCAGCCTCGTCAATGCGAGCCGTCCGCAAGGCTTGGCCGATCTCGGTACGGGCTATGCGACGAGCTCGTGACGCTTCGATACCGGTCGCGGCTTCGATGTTCTTCGCAATGTCGCGAGGGTTGAGCCCGCTAGCCAACCCTGATGTGAGCACTTGGGCCAGACTCTTGCGCGTGCCGGCGGCTAACCCTTTCATCTCTTCGAATTCACGGGCGGCTACGAGGCCCAGCCGGCGCTGGTAGGGCTCGGAGAGTAATACCGCCTGCAGCGTGGGACGTGTGGCGGCATAGGCCGTTGATTGGACGGCCAGATTCACACGTGCCAGCTCTGTGCCCTTCTGCACGGCCGGCTCAACGTAGCCCTTCAGGAACCACAGGTTGTCGATCCCGCCGTCGAGCATGAGGCGGTCTATCAACGTCCCAGTCTCCTCGATCATGGATGAGAGCACCGAGGGCAGCAGTCGGAATTCGTAGCGCTTGACGTTGGTCTCGAAGGTCTCGAAGGGTATCCGGTCAAGCAGCCTTAGATAAGCCTCGAGGCACGCTCGAATACGACGGTTAAAGTCAGCGATAGCTCGGCGCTCTAAACCGTCGATGCCTAGAGGGTCGGTCAGGCTGCGGGGTAGGATAGGGTTCGGCATCAGGCAACCACTCCATCGTTATCAACATCCGGCAGAGGGGGCAGTTCGCTATCAGCCAGCGCCTGGAAGCCGGCCGTATCGCGGATGTCGGCCGCGGTGAACGGCAGGGCCTCGCCGGAGCCAGCAGACTTCTGGTTGATATCGGCCATCTTGACGGCGGCGTCGAGCTTCTCGGATTGGCTGGCGGCGCGGAGGTCATCGAACATCACGGTGAAGCGCTCAATCGGCTTGATCACCTTGACGGCCATCAGCTTGCGGATCAGGTTCTCGACGTCGGTGGTCAGGACGGTCTCACGGCGACCCTGGCCACGGCCGTTGAAGGCTGCCAGGTCTTCGGTACTGGCGCGCTCGCCCTGCTGGTTGCCGACGATGATCCGGCTGGGGATGCGTACGCTGGCGCAGGCGGTCTGCAGGGCGATCGAGTAGTGGGGAGACGGGTCCGGTACAGCCACGGTCAGCGCCGATACGTTGGCGCCCTGCGTGATCACCGTAGCGTCAACGCCCTGGTTGACGTCGCGGGTCACTTGGTCGAACAGCGACTGCAGCTCGCCGACGGGCACGCCGTACGCCTGGGCGATGGCCTGCAGGTTGACGTCCTTCTCGAAGCCGACATGCAGCTGGCGGGCGGCATTCTTCAGGAAGCCCTCGCCGCTACCGCCCTGGATCTTCTCGAGATCGACGAACGAGTTGAAGCCGGCGCGCAGGAACGGCACGCCATCGCGGTAGTCGCCCAGGATCAGGATGCGGTCGCGATGGACCTTCAGTTGCCGTCCGCCCGTGCCGCCCTCGTTGAAGTTCCACATGAGCGCCTCGCCGTAGTTGTCGCTGCGCACGTCCTCGTCCCAGGTGTCGACTGTGAGCGAGCTCTGCCAGGCCGGAATGAGCTTGACCAGGGCTACCGTGCTCTTGGTAACGGGCTTATCCCACGTCTCGCCATCACGCAGCTGGAGCAGCAGGCCAGAGAACTGACCGACCAGCCGGCGCACATCGCCCTGGCGCAGGGTCGACCAGATGCGAGCCTCACGGAACACGCGCTTGAGGTCTTTCTCCCAGGCCGTATCGGGCGCCTTGTCGTCCTTCTCCTCGCCTTCGATCACCCACGGATCGGTCTCCCAGCACTTCTCGACCAGCGTGTTGATGGCGCCGTGGGCGATACCGTGGCGCTCGTAGAGCCGGAAATAGTCATCGAAGGTCGGCTTCTCGGGGTAGCCGTACTCCAGCCACGCCTGCGGACGCTTATGGTCGGCGCCGGAGAACATCGAGTCGATCGGCCGCAAGGCCAGGCGCGTCCGCTCCGACAAGGCATCGTTGAGGGCGAGTTGCAGCGGGGTTGCTTGAGTCATGGCCGAGGGCTCCAAATTGACAGTGGCCGTAGCATACCGCACCATTGCGGTCAACGCTCACTCCCACGAGATAACGCCATGCACCCTTTCCGCCGTCTGCTGGCTATGATCAGCCAGGCCCAATCGAAGCGAATCAGCCAGAAGACCCGCGACGCCTACGTCAACGCTTGGCGTGATGGAGCGCTGCCTAGCGTCTCTGCCGATAAGCTGGTGAAAATGCCGAAGGTGCGTAAACCCCGCGACGATTACGAGGGCTTCGGCCCGGCCAAGCTCCAAGTCAATGACGCCGGCCAACAAGGCGTGCGCGTCCAGATGGCCTATCAGGTCAACGCCAGCACGATCCGTCGTGAGACGCACAACGGTCGCGAGATCCTAGTCGTGCCGAGCTTCACCTTGCCCGATGGTGTGGTCATGAACCGCGGCCTCTACCCGGCTGATGAGATCGAGAAGGCCTATCAGGGCCTGGAAGGAACCCTGGCGCCGGCCGGCCACCCCGTGGTCAATGGCACCTACGTGTCCGCCATGACCGCCGAGGCTATCAACGAGTATCACATTGGCGCCTGGAACCGGAACGTCAAGCGTGACGGCCATCGGGTGAGCGTCGAAAAGTGGATCGACGTCGAGACCGCGAAGCTGACCGAGAAGGGCCGCGCGGTCCTGAACGCCATCGACAAGGGCGAGCCGATTCACACGAGCACCGGGATCTTCCTGCAGCAGGAGATGACGCCGAACGCCAAGGGCTACGAGTGGATCGCGCGGAACATGCAGATGGACCACGACGCCATCCTCATCGGCGAGATCGGCGCGGCCACTCCGGCTGAAGGCGTCGGCATGCTGGTCAACGTAGCTGAGGCGACAGAACTCTCAGTCAATGACAAGGGCCTTTTTGATAAATTTGTACAATGGCTCAAATTGGACGTAAACTCCGAACCGTCTACATCTACCACTCCCTCGAAGGACGCAGACGATATGACCCCCGATGAACTCAAAGCCATCCTGGCCGAAGAGCGGAAAGCCACGGTCGATGCCGTGAACGAAGCGATCGGCAAGCCCCTCGGCGATCGTCTGACCGCCCTGGAGACCAACATCACCGCCAACGCCCGCGCCCAAGAAGCCGAGCAGCGCGCCGCTGTAGCCGCTCAGTTCGGCGAAGTGGTAGCGAACGCTCTGCAGGGCGAAGCCCTGGCCGAGATGTTCAAGAAAACCCAGACCACTGAGGGTGCGCGCACTGGCGTTCACAACTCCGCGGCCGGCCAGCCCACCAACTACGACCTGCCGGAGTAAGCCCTCATGCCCGCTCTCGTACCTGGCGCTAAGCGCAAGATCTACCGCGGCGACTACGCCCACAACGATCCGCAGCAGAAAGAGCTGCGCGCATCGGCTGCGGGTTTCCGCCCCGGTCAACTGCTGGCTGAAGTCGGTGGCGAATTCGCCCTGGCCACTGCCGGCGCTGCCCTCTTCAGCGTCTGTAACGCCCCGATGCATGGCAACCCGCTGACCTACGTCTATGCAGACGATGAGTCGGTGAACGCCTACATCCCGCGCAGCCGCGATTACTACCTGGTGCGTGCCACCGCCGCGACCTACGCCGACGGCACCCCGCTGGCGATCGGCGCGAACGGCACCGTGGCAGCCGCCACTGGAACCGCGGCCATCATCGGCTTCGCATTCACCACTGACGGTTCGGCCCAGGTCGCTACCGCCGGCCAGCCCCTGATCGACATGAGGGTCGCATAATGTCCTTGATCATGAACAAGCGACTGGCCGCCACCGCTCTGGGTGCCCAGCAAATCGCCCATATCCACAACGAGCGTCGTATCGCCGAGCGCATGAACGCCAACCTGGCGCAGTCGCTGGGCCTGGAAGTCAACGCCCTGCCGAACCTGGACCCGCGCGCCTGGCTGGATCTGGACACCGCTACCGTTGCCCTGATCGGTCAGGAAGCGGACGTGATGTTCACCGACCTGAACGCCCTGTCCACCCCGATCGCCATCGGCAAGATCGTCGCAGCCTATCGCCGCCTCGGCGCCATGGACGCTGGCGACTCCAGCCTGACCGGTCAGACCCCCAGCCTGATGGGCTCGGTGGGCGGTGACTACGACGGCGTTCCTGTACCGATCCACAAGAAGGCCTTCGGCATCATGTGGCGTGAGCTGGAAGGCCTGCGCGGCGGCAATATCGGCTACGACGTGGTCGCTGAGCACCAGCAGGCTGCCACCCGTGAAGTGCTGCGTCTGCAGACCGTGAACTTCCTGCGCGGCAACCCCAGCCTGAACTATCGGGGCGTGAACTCCACGGGTCTGTTCAACAGCCCGAACACCCTGGCCGTCCAGCTGGCTGCCGACTTCACCGACCCGGCGCTGACCTTCGCCGAGGCCGACCAGGCCATGACCGCCTTCGTGCAGTCGATCCGCGGCAGCACCAACCGCGTCACCGCGCCGGTCAACGTCTACATCTCACCGGAGATCGAAGCGAACCTGTCTCGCCGCAGCGGTGCCCAGACCATCGACCGCACCTGGCTGGCCGTACTGGCCGAAACCCCGGGCGTGGCCGCGATCAAGACCAGCTACGAGCTGGTTGGCAATCAGATGGCCCTGGTGGTGATGAACCGTGCGTTCGTCGAGGTCAAGACCGCTACCCCCATCAACACCGTCCAGGTACCGCGCACTCTGCCGTTCCAGGACTACCACTGGAACGTCTGGTGCGCCTCCGCCCTGCTGGTCAAAGCTGACCAGGATGGCCGGACCGGCGTGGCGTTCGGGAGCTGATCATGGCCAAGACTCAGAGCTTCATCTCCAACAGCCGTATGCTGCTCAAGGACGGCAAGACCGTTGAGCGTGGCGAACTGCTCAAGCTGGAAGTCGGAGACGACAACCTGCCCACCGAGCAGATCTACCGCGATCGCGTCAGCGCCGTGAAGGATAACTCCGAAGCCGCCGACAAGGGCGACGCCAAGAAGATCGTGGCCGACGCGAAAGCCGAAGCCAAGAAGATCATCGAGGATGCCCAGAAGCAGGCCAACGAGATCTTGAGCAAGGCCGCCAACGGTCAGAAGTGATCGGGTGAGCGGATACGACAAGGGCCCCTAGGGGCCCTTTCTTATTGCCTGTCAATCGGGTATGCCCTTGTTGGCAGGAAGCGGGTTCTTGACCATGTACGCGTCATAGCTCACCTGCAGCGAGCCACCGCAGCGGCACTGATACTGCTCGCCCACAACGTCGTGCGGCTCATCGCCGTCTAGACCAATCACGTTCTGGCAATGCGGGCATCGCACGATAAGAGACCGGTCGCTATCACGCGCCAGGTGAAGGACGTCGTAGATGTACTCGTCGCTCATTGCCTCATCTCCTTCTTGATGATCTTGTCGGCCAGTCGCTGATTGAAGTGCGGATCCTCGATCAGCTCGATATAGCCGTCACGGATGACCGCCAGCCTACCGGTGCGCGCCTGAATGTACTTGACGGCGATACGGTTGGTGCAGCTCGGGTGAATGATCACATTGCACATACGCGAACCTCGTACTTGAGCACCCACAGCCCGCCCTCTCGGCTGGTCTTGTAGGGAAATTGATCGAACCCGCGGCGCATCGCCTGCGCCAGGACGTCACCCAGCTTCTTGCCGGTAATCTCTTCGTGGCGGGTCATACGTCACCCCTAGCTTTGGCGATAGCTGCAGCCGCCAACTTGTGGGTCTCGACTTGAGCCTGCCAACCGTGGCAGGGCGGGGAGTAGGGGTAGGTAGCCACCATAGCTTCTAGAGCTTCGAGCAGATCGGGTGCCGCGGAGATTAATGCCGCGTTGGCCAGCGCAGTGTCTTTCTGGGAGGGCTCTTTGGCGGAATGGCTGACCATGCAGACCATTAGGCCGCGATGGCCGACCGTAGGGCAGCCGTTCGGCTGTATTTGCCAGCTATAGGTCCATGGGCCGGGCGTATGCATTGCAGGTAACTCCTGTGTGGTTGATGTGGGCAGTATTACCCAACCGTGACGCGCCTGTCAACTTGCCATTCATCAGGCGGTGCGATACGCTGCGGCAAAGCTACCCGAGGCACGCCCACCGTGGAACTCACAGTCGCCCAAGCGCGGGCATACCTGACCTCTGTAGGTGTGTCGCTACCAGACATAATCCTCGAGCTGCTGGTCCAGCAGGCCAACAGCATCGACGCGTGCCTGATCGGTGCCGGCTACTCGGTGGCCACGCAGAGTCTCATCAAGCTGTACCTGATTCGCCTGCTCGGGACTGTGAGCGGCGACCGCCAGGTGACCAGCGAGAGCGCCCCGTCCGGCGCCAGCCGCTCCTACCGCTACGGTAGCCTGAGCGACCAGTACAACAGCGCTCTACGCTTGCTGCAGAACCTGGACCCGTCCAACTGCGCCGGATCGCTCATCCCGCCATCGCCCACGGCGGCCAGCGCCGGACTGTGGGTCTCTACGGCGGTGCCCCTATGTCAACGCTAGCCAATTGGTCCTACAAGGCCGTGGCCACCGTGCGCCCCTGGCTGGGCGAGGACACCGAGCAGGGCGGCGAGGTTTTTGGCGAGCCCTACGAGATTCTCTGCAGCTGGGAAGCGGGCGGCAAGGAACAGCGCCTGATCTCTTCGACTGGCGTACCTTTTCTCCCTACTTTTGAGCTATGGACCGAATCGGCCTTACCGAAGCATCTCGACCGAATCACCATCGCCGGAACGCCGATACAGGACGTCGAAATTCGCGCCGTCCAGGGGTATGGCATGGAGATGTTTGACGACCTTCCCGACTACAGGCTGTCACTCTGATGCCCACGCGTGGCCTGGAGAACGTACGGCGCCGAGTCACCGCGGCGCTGGACGACCTCGACAAGCGTGCGGCTCGGGCGGCCTACGAGGCGGCTGTGACCGGCGGCGGTCTGGCGGATGTCATGACGCCGCAGGACACCGGTGCGCTGCTCAATAGCCGGTACGTGGTGCTCAACAAGGCCGCCAAGGGCTGGACCGCCCAGGTCGGCTACACGGCCGCCTACGCTGCGGCGGTCCACGACGCGCCCGGCACCTACGTCGGCACCAATACGCCGCGCGATCCGAAGAACCCTGGCCGCGGCAGCTTCTGGGATCCGGACGCAGAGCCGGAATTCCTCAAGAAAGCTATGGAGTCGCCCGACGTGGACCGCGCCTTCCGGAGAGTGCTCGATGCTTGAAGAACTGATCCAGTGGCTCAAGGACAACATGCCGGAGCTAGCCGACGCCGAGTTTCACACCGGTCAATGGTCCGACTCGACCGCCAACGCCACCAGGCGCCTGGTGTCGGTCATGGCCAACGGCGGACAGGGCACCCGCGAGGAGACTGACTACACCGGTTTCCGCGTTCTATTCCTGTCGCCGAAGGACGGCAACAAGCTGCCCGGCGAGAAGCTGGCCATCTACCGCCTGGCCGAATTGGTCCGCTCGCGCATAAAAGAAAACTATCGGACTTGCAACACTGCGCAAATTCGGTTAATCGGTGGCATAATCGGACCCGGCACGACTGAAGGCAACCGCCTCTGGTCGCAACTGCAGTTCGAAACCATATCGTTCTAGGAGGCCTTCATGGCTTGCAAACTCCCATCCTACGTAGGCCGTGACGTCAGCCTGGAATATGCTCTGGCGTGCGGCGACGTCGATCCTCGTTCCCCCGACTTCGTGTGGACCCGCTTCGGCGCCATGCGGACCAAGGAATTCTCCCTGACCTGGGACACCGCCGACACCACCGCCGATGACTCGGTAGGCTCGCTTCGCGGTAACCTGGCGACCTTCAAGTCGCTGGAGATCAGCGGTGACGGCGTGGCTCGTCTGAGCAGCAACAACGCCAACGGCCAGTCGGCCTTCACCACCCTGAGCAAGCACGTCTTCAACCCGGGCGAAGAGTACAGCGACCAGCCGGTGGCCTGGATCCGGATGACCTTCAAGGATCTTACCTTCATCGCCTACATGCTGATCACCGACCTGTCGCGCTCGGCGCCGTACGACGACGTGGTCACCTTCAGCTTTACCGCTATGGCCACGGACAGCGACTTCGGCCTGCTGGTCGACGACACCCCGGACCCGTCCGTATCGCCGACTGCTGTGACCGTGACGCCCGAGACTGCTGCCCTGACCGTAGGCCAGACCCGCCAGCTCTCCCGCAGCTTCACCCCGTCCAACGCCAACCCGGGCGGCACCTGGTCCTCCAGCGCCCCGCTGATCGCCAGTGTCAGCTCGACCGGCTTGGTCACCGCCCTGGACGAAGGCACCGCCACGATCACCTTCACCAGCACCAAGGACAACACCAAGTCCGACAGTTGCGCCGTGACCGTGAGCTGATCGCTCGGCAGATACGACAAGGGCCCCGCGGGGCCCTTTTTGTTGTCATCACTTCTCCGGTTCCGGCTGAGCGGCCAGCTTTCTCCAGTGCTCTTCAACGGTTCCGGCTACATGCTGCAGGTTCTCCCGTTCGAGCTTCTTGATGGCTTCCGTGCGACCGTAGCCCCGCGTAGTCTCGTCGATGAATTTGAGCGCCTCGCCAGCTAGGTCGTATTGCGGGAACAGGACGTTGTGTCCGCGCAGGATCATGAACGGGCCTTCGATGCTCTTGGTACGACGAAGAAGCTGCATCGACGCCCAGCCGGCCTGGAAGCCCGTGACGCCGAGTTGGCCGGCGATAAAGTTGAAGGTTGCTTCACTGGCCAGGGCCATTGCTTCGGGACAGCTGCCGTAGTCGTGTTTGATGTCCAGCATTGACTGAATGAAATCAGTCAGTTCGCCCATCGATTTCGGCCAGGGGGCTTTCATCTCGTGCAGCTCTTGTTCGGTCATTGCAGGTGCTCCAGGTTGGTTGATGTGCCGATCCTATGCGCCCGTGACGGACCCGTCAAGCATTTATTTTTGATGCCCTACTGCGCCACCGGTATCCTGGCCGCATGAGCAAAATCCGGACGTCCATCGGTGAGGTAGGCCTCACGTTCGCAGAGCGTGAAGTCGTGCTGCGCCCGTCCCTCTACGCCATGTCCAAGCTGGGTACGCCCACCGAGATCGTGGAGATCTTCGCCACCCTCTTCGCGCCCAACGCCCGACCGCGTGAGGTCTTCCATGCGGCGCTCGATGTGATCCAGGCCTGCACCGATGAGGACATCTCCGACTTCACTGGCCACATGGGGTCGCGCTACGGCACCTGGGTCTCTGGCCACATCCCGATGCCCGACCTCTTGCCGATCGGCCGCAGCCTGGCGCGCCACGGCATTATCGGCGTGGTACCGGAGATCAAGCGCGCGGTGCCGGCCGAGGGCGACTACAAAGCCGAATTCGATCCGAGAGAGTTCGTCAGCCAGGCGATCGCCCATCTCGGCTTCAGCGAGGACGACGCCTGGAACATGACCGCCACCAGCTTCATCCTGGCCATGCGCGCCAAGTACCCGCCCGAGCAGTCCAAAGCGCCCAGCAAGGAAGACTTGGAGCGGATGGAAGGCTTCCTCGACGAGATTGGGAGATAAGACGTGGCAGGCCAGAACGCCGGAACCATCTATTACGAGATCGACGTCCAGACGGCCAGCGTGCTGCGCGGTCAGCAGGCCGTCAACGACTCTCTCGACAAGGCGCAAGCAGGCTTCGCCAAAACCGATCGGGCCGCCAAGGGCCTGAGCGATAGCCTTAACACCACGGGCAAATCCGCTGGCAAGGCGGACAACTCTCTGCGTGAGATGGACCGCGGCGCCAGCAGCCTGTTGACCAGGCTCAATCCACTCTCCGCAGCCATCGCCGGCCTATTCACTGCCCAGGCCCTGATCGGCTTCCAGCAGGCCGCCGAGCAGACCAACCTCCTAGCGGCCCGGATCACTCGCCTGGCCGGCAGTGCCGAGCAGGGCAAGCAGACCTACCAGGCGCTGCTTGCAATCGCCAACCAGACCGGCACGGACCTGCCGGACACAGTGAAGCTTTGGGAGAACCTGCAGCAGTCGCTGACCGCCCTGGGCGCAACGCAATCGCAGATCCTCAACCTGACGTCCACGCTGCAGAAGATCGGCGCCGTCGGCGGCAGCAGCGCCGAGGACATGGCCAACGCCCTGCGCCAGTTTGGTCAGTCGGTTTCAGGCGGGGTGGTCCGAGCGGAGGAATTTAACGCCGTCGTCGAGAACATGCCGGAGCTGGCCCGCACCATCGCGCGCGGCCTGGGCATTCCGTTCGACGAGCTGCGCCAACGCATGCTGGACGGCAAGCTGACCGCCACGGACGCTCTCAACGCCATCCAGAACCAGTCGGCCAAGGTCAACCAGGAGTTCGAGAAGCTGCCGCGCACCAGCGAGCAGGCCGGCAAGGCGATCAAGAATAGCTTCAACGATGCGCTGGCCAGCCTGGACAACCTCCTGGGCGTCTCCCAGAAGATCGCCACGATGTTCGACCGGATCGGGGAGGCGACTCGCCTGGCGAACGGCTCGCTATCGGACCAGGACAAGCTCAACCAGCTGCTGCGTGATCGTGCGGACATCGTCAAGGAGATGGGCGCCTGGGACCCAAATGCCTCGCTGACCAAGGGCTTCTACAACAAGCTCAAGGCTCAGCTGGAGGCGAAAGACGCTCAGATCGCAGCTGCCCGATCGGCCGCGGCCGGACCTGCAGGGGGCAACGCTACCGCCCCGATTGTGCCGACCACGCGCAAGACCAGTCCCGAAGATCAGAAGGTCTTGGACAATCTAAAGGACCAGGTAGCCCTGGCCAACTTGGCTGGAGAAGCCCGCGCGCGCCTGGCGGCCGAGCAGAAGCTGAGCTCCACGGCATCAGACGCTGAGAAGAAGGCCGCTGGCGACCTGGCCGTCCAGATCTACCAGCTCACCGAAGCGCAGAAGTCCAACACCAAACAGACCAACGCCGCGGCAGAAGCTGCTAAGACGGCCACGAAGCAGAACGACAAATCGCTCCAGGATCTGGCCAACCGTGTGACCGAAGTGGGCCTAGCGGGCGACGCACTGGCACGCGCTCAGGCCAAGGTATCGCTCAACGAGTACGCCACACCAGAGCAGATCCAGCGCGCCCAGGACCTCGCCAGCGCCATCTACCAGGGGGGCGAGGCCGCCAAGAACGCCGAGGTCATCAAGCGCTTGGGCGAAGAGCTGTCCGTGGCCGGCAAGAGAGGCCTCGAGCTGGCCCAGGCTCAAGCGTTGCTGAAGGTCAACCAGTACGCTACCCCCGATCAGATCAACCAGGTCAAGCAGCTGACTGCCGCGCTCTACGCCCAGCAGCAGGCCGAGCAGAACAAGCAGCTGCTGGGCCAGGTCGATCCGGTGATGGGCGCTGCCTACGACTTCCAAACCCAGATGGACCAGTACCAGCAGCTGAACGACGCCAAGTTGCTGAGCGACCAGAACTACTATGCACTCAAGTCCGAGGCCGAGCAGGCCTTCCACGACAAGGTCACGCAGCTGAACGAGGAGCGCTTCCGTGCGCAGTCCGTGACCAACGACTTGCTGATTGGCAGCATCAACAAGTTCGGCGAGGCCTCGACCAATGCGATTACCGGTTTGCTCAGCGGCACCTACAACGCCCAAGACGCCATCCGCCAGCTCGCCCAGGGCATCCTGCAGGAAGGCGTCAGCGCCCTGGTGCAGTTTGGCCTGCAGCAGGTCAAGAACGTCATCATCGGCCAATCAGCGGCAGCTGCTGCCACAGCGGCCAACCTTGCCCAAGCTGCGGCGCTCTCGTCCGCGTACGCCGCGCCAGCAGCGCTAGCATCGCTGGCAAGCTTCGGCGCCAACGCCGCCCCAGCCAACGCCGCACTGGTGGGAACCATGGCACTGGCAAAGAGCTTGGGCATTGCCGGGGGCCGGCAGTACGGCGGCCCGGTCGGCGCCGATGGGCTCTACCGGGTCAACGAGAACGGCGCGCCGGAGGTCTTCAACGCGGCCAATGGCCAGCAGTTCATGATCCCCAACCAGGCCGGCAAGGTGGTCAGCAACAAGGACGCCACTCAGCAGACCGGCCAAGCCGGGGGCAATGTGTCGATCAACCTGTACAATGACCCGAGCAAAGCCGGCACCGTGAATGAGACGCGCGCCGATGATGGCAGCCGGATGATCGACATCTTCGTGGCCGACCTGATGGGGGACGGCAAATCCGCTCGGGCCCTCCAGCAAGCCTACGGCGTCAAGAGGCAAGGCCAATGATCAAGTATCCCGAGGGCTTGCCCTACCCGCAGAAGGATGGCCTGGGCTTCACACCCGTTAATCCGATCCTGCGTACCGAGCTCACAAGCGGACGCGCGCGGCAGCGTAAGCGGTTCACCAGTACGCCAACCCTGGCCAGCTTCAGCTGGATCTTCACCAGCGTTCAGGCCGAATTGTTCGAAGCCTGGGCGGTTCAGGAAGCCGGCGCGGATTGGTTCGAGATGGACATCATCACGCCGCTAGGAAAGGACACGCGCATAGCCCGCTTCACAGCTACGCCGATCGGTCCGAAGCGCTTCGGTAACGTCCACTGGAGCTACACTGCCACCCTGGAGATCCGTGAAAGGCCGCTGCTTGATCCAGGCTATGCCGGAACCGTGCCCGATTTCGTGTACGATTCGAGTATATTTGACCGAGCGATGAATCGTGAGTGGCCCATCAGCCCCTTCGACACCTACATGAGCTCAATCGACCTAGCTATCAATGAGGAATGGCCCCAATGACCACCTACAAAACCGGCAACCCGGTCGGGTCGAGCAAGCCTAAGGATCTGTACGATAACGCCGAGAATCTCGATTATTTGATGCTCGGCCCGCTGCCCTACTACGCTGATCGCCTGGGCACCTTGCGCCTCTCTTGGAAGGGTATCGAGCAGTCCTATCGGACCGCCGAGGCCGCACGCGAATCGCAGTTCCAAGACCTTATCGCATCCTCTGGCTATCAAGTACTAGGTGACTACGCAGCCGGTTTGACCTTCACCTCCTACATGCAGGTCGTGCTGCGCAACGGCTTGGCCTATCGACTGGCCTACACGCAGGCCTTGCCCTACACCCTGACCGGTACCTGGGCTACAGATTCGACCAAGCTCCTGCTTGTGGGCGATTCGGGCCTGCGCCAGGATCTGGCCAATAGCTCAGACCTGAACCTAGGCGCTGGTCTGATAGCTGGAGTCAATCGAGTCGTCAACACCGTAGCCGAGATGAAAGCCCTGCCGAAGGGCCGGTATAAGTACGTGGCTACGATGGGATACTCCGTAGCGGGTGATGGCGGAGGCGGCTTCTATTTCCTTAGCACCGGGACCGATAACGGCGGCACGCTCATCACCACCTCAGCTGGTGACACCTACGCGCTCAACCACGATGGGCGGGTATCGCTTAAGCAATTCGGCGCCAAGGGCGATGACGCGGCAGATGACACCGCCGCGGTGCAGCGGTGCCTGAACTGGGCCGGGCTGAACAACGCCGGGGTATACGTTCCCACCGCCACCGTGGCCTATAAGCTGACCGCCCCGATCACCATCGTCAACGGCCTATACCTATTCGGCGACAGCATCGAGCTCGCCGTCGGGGCGCCGGGTTCGGTCAACACCCGCGGGCAGGGGTCGTGGTTCCACCTGGCGCACAGTGGGCGGGGTTTCTCCTGCAACGCCAACGGCACCACTCCGCTGCGGATCACTATCGAGCAGATCGGCACCTATCGCGACCAGCCGACTCCGGCCAACGGCGTGACCTACGTCGCGGGCACGCATGATTTCGACTTCTACCTCTACAACTGTGATTCGGTCATGAAGGATTTCGTGACCCTAAACCCGACTCGGGGGGTGCAGATCACCGCCACCGTGGAGACGAGCCAGTCGCGCGCATCCTTCTCCGGCTGGAGGGGGCAGCCGCTGGTGGTAGGCTTGCAGGTCGACTTCTGCGCCGACGTCGTGCGCTTTGACGACGTCCACTTCTGGCCCTACTGGGCGAGCCACCCGACCATTTACGATTACATGGCCCTCAACTCTTTCGGCTTCGTTTCCTACCGGAACGATAACCCCATGGTGACTCGCTACTTCACCTATGGGTACGCCTACTCGATCTACATGGGCAGCAATGCGATCGGATCCACCAGCAAGATGAAGCTGCAGGAGTTCGACTTCGACGCCTTCGGCAAATCGGCCATCTACATCGACGGCACGAACGCTTCGATCCAGGTCAACCAGGGGTCGGCCCAGGGAAAAGGCTCAGCCGGCGCCACCGTGGCGAACAACTTCCTGGAATTCAGCCCCGGCAGCTCAGGGTGCTTCGCTCAGGTGACCAACGTCGATGCCGGCCTTACCCGCAACAACCTGTTCCGCGTGGCGGGCTCTTCGAACAACACCTTGTTCATCGGCTCGTGTGTCAGGGGCTATCAGTGGAACGGCTCTAACGTCGGCTTCCCTGCGCTAGAGGCCACGGCCAATAACTACATCGTCTTGGACAGTTTCCCGTACCTGACCGCGCCGCTCAATGGGGGCGGAAACTTTGCAGCGACCGGCGATGTACGCGGCAAGTTCTATTTCCGATCGACGGCTTACACCTCCGATGCGAATGGCCAGATCACTATTCCGCACGGTCTGGGGCGCGTCCCGCTCGGTTCTTTGACCCAGGTACTCAATGCCTCCACGCCCTACAATCTCCAGACCGCCTCGCATGGGGTGGCGACATCTATCTTCATTCTGCGCAACCCGATGACAGGGGCGGTGGTTCCCAACCAAAGCGTGAATATCTCGGCGGAGTTCTTGCTGTGACCGTCTTGGAGCGGCTTTACGCATCTGGCGGCCCCGAGGTGATCATTGACACGCTGGAGCTCTCCAGCTCCGCATGGCCGAACAGCTATCGCTTCTGCACCGGCTACGAAGATCTCGTGCTGACGGATGAGGCCGGGCGCTCCGCCCTCTATACCGCTGTCGGAATCAGCCTGGCGCTGCCTAAGAAAAGCAACGTGGGTACGCAGACCCTGACATTCTCTATTGGCCTGGTGGACGGAGAAGCTCAGCGGGCTATTGAGGCGGCGCTTGAGCAGGATGAGCCGTGCGCTCTGACCTACCGGGTATTCACCGACAATGACCGCTCGGCGCCGGCCCAGGCGCCCTATTTCATGACGGTCAACGGCGGGG